TTTGAAATCAAGATAGAATACAAGACCTGAAGGTAAGTTCATTGGTTGTACACTAACGAATTCTTTAGCAGCGATTTCACCAAATACACGGCGAACTAACGGTAAAGCAACACCAGCCCAGTTTTCACTGTTGTATCCACCACCAGTCATGCTGTTGGTTCCACCAGTTACACTAGCTTCGGTCATTAATTGTTTTGCTTGGTTTTCCAATAGCATAGCCATTGTGTTCTTGTCTGTAGTAGATTTGATACCTTCTAAAAGGCCAGATTTTGCCCACTTTCCAGACAATCTTTTAGCATCTTCCATTACAACTTTGTATTGGTTAGAGCTTTCTAGTAATTGTTGTACGTTCATTTTTAAACGATTTTTAGGTTTTGTTTGTTGTTTTATTAAAATTTAGTTATACCAGCTAACATTTTCCATCTAGCAACAGTATCGTCAACTTGTACGATTTGTTTTTGTGGAGCTATACCAGCTGCTTTTGAAGCAAATCCTAATGATTCTTTGATTGTGCTTTTCTTAGCTACTGCTAATGCACTGTTCATTGATTCGTAAAGATTTTTAGCTTCTTTTGTAGTAGTTGCTTTATCGAACTGAGCAATTACTCTTAGTTTTTGTGATTCAGTTAAGTTTTTATCTTTAAAGATTCTGTTAACATAAAGTAACTTAGCATTTAATAAGTTAGTTTCGTTTAATTCATTACGAAGAGCTTTTATGGTTTTAACAGCTTCGTACATTTCATTTTCTTCTTCTTCAAGATTAGATGGTAATTTAGAATATCCTTTACCAGCAGCTACTGCTTTTTTCATTGCAGCTGGAGAGTATTCATCTTGCCATGCTTTCTTAACATTTCCTACACCTTTTTTAACGGCAGTACCTATTTTTTTAATAGTATCACCCATACCTTCTTCCATATCTTCATCTTCAGAGATATTAGAAGGAAGTTTAGTTGCTTTACCGTAGTACTTACCACCTGGTTTTACTGATGCTGGTGAGATTTCATCGTTGTAAAATTTCTTTAATTTAGCTAATTTTTCAGCACTAAGCGAACTAATCTTTTTAATGAAATCAGATGCACCTTCGTTCATGCCATCCTTATCTTCATTTTCATTCAATGAATCTAATTCAGCTAACAATTCATCTAAATTGAATTCTTCATCTTCAGTTTCTTCTTCACCACCCATACCGTCTACGTCTAATGACATATCATCACTCATTTCAGCTTCTTCTTCACCGGGAGTTTCATACTCTTCAGCTTCTAATTCACTTGAAACGATGTCTTTAATCATGTCTTTTAATTCGTCAACAGTTAAGTCAGTGATTTTTTCATCTTCTTCAGATTCATCATCTTTTTTAGATGCTTTTTTGTTATCTTTTTTATCGTCTTTTTTAGCTTCATTCATATCGTCACCGAAATCTAAATCTGCTAAAATTTCAGATAAATCAAAATCTTCTTCTAAATCATCATCTTCCATATCAGCGAAAGCCTGTGCTTTTGCGGCGTCATCTGATTCTATATCTCCTAAATCAGAATAATCGTCGTCGTCATCATCTTCTGGGTCTTCCATTTCTTGAAGTTTTGCAGATAACATAGATTGAAGTTTTGGTGCAAGTGCTTCTTCCAAAGCTACTTTTGCGTTTGCTAACGCTGCTTCGCGAACTGCTTTAGCGTCTGCGATAGCCTCTTTGAATAAGTCTTTGTTTGTACTCATTTTGTTTTTTCTCCTTAAATTTAATTACGGAAATAAGATTATTAAGAATCTTAATAGTGGGGTTTAAAAATTGCCGAGCTACCATGAGGATAAAAATGGGTAGCTATTTAGGCTACCCATAAATATATGTGAATATTAAAAACCGCGATTATCCTTAATTTAGTTCAGGGAAAGTTTCTGCTACTCTTAGTAATTCAAGACTAGTTAAGAATCCTTCACCTCTTGACCATATTTCCTGACCAGCTGCTACACTAGACCAATCTTGGTCTTTGTAATACTCAACAGTTATAGTTTCACTATTTTTCTGAGGGAACATTTTCTGTGCTCTTTCTTTAAATTTTTTAGGGTCTACATATTTGTTATAAGTATGGAAATATCCTACATTCTTATCTATTCCCTCTCTTAATGATTCTTGAATCCAGTAGCTTATACCTCTCCAATTACCCATATCAAATTCATCTTCTTGTTCTTCACCATCGTATGTTACTTTTAAGATAATTTTGTTCCACTTTTGTTTTTCAATAAGATCTTTCACTATATCCATAGTGTCATCATAATCAAAATCTGATTCTATAGTATCTATTTCATAATCTGTAGATCCATCAGGTCCATGGTGGTAATGTTTATCTTCAATTTTTGTAATTTCATTATCATAATCAAGTGTAATGATCATATCTGATTTACCTATATGTGTTCCTTCTTCCATGTATTTCTCTTCGCTAATTATTTTAGCTAAAAACTGCATTCTTTTTGCTTCTTGTATTAGTTTTTTTTTCATTTTTATTTAGTTATTATTGTAATAATAAATATTAATAATTTTTCTTCCAGATAAATCCTTTGTATTGTCTGTTTTGTATTATAGCTGCTCTAACTCCTTTAAATTCACTATTATCTAATTCTACAAATCCCTTCCATTCTTTGATAATATTATTATTTGATGGGTGTATTTGTAGTATAGGTTTATTATGATTTTTTATTTTAGGTTGATTTTGACTAATTTTGGAACCCATTGCTTTATTATCTCTAAATTTCCAATATTGGTTTCCTTTATGTTTATTAGAAATAGACGGTTTCTTAATACCTTTTCCTTGTCCTTTTCTATTTAACCCAACACATCCTTCACCACCATTGGTCATATTACATAATGTCCCTTTATTTAAATCGGCTCTACCATACAAGGTAATAAATTCAGTTTCTTTTTCACATGCTTCTTCCCAAGTTAAATCATCTAATAATATTTCTACGTTGTATGTAGTTTTAGAAGTAATATTTTTCCAATGTTTATTTCTAAAATGATGTCCATGGTATGCTCTATCATAAGAACCTTGGTCATCACTTCCTATACCGATATAAAAAGGCTCGTTTTTATCGAGTCTTATATGTCTATATAAATAAGCCATAAATTAACATATTGGGCATACCCCGGTTTGATTGCAAATAATCTCAGTTATTAAACTATTTATTTTGCTATAGTCTTTAGATGATTTATATTGTTTACTTTCAGCTAATGACATATATGCCTGTGGTGTACTAGGTACTGACACTAGATCCCAACATAATAATTCAAAATCATCTTGTACTTCAACTGTTTCACCTAGTTGTTTAACACTACCCATACCACGTGATGATATACCAAGTGGAATATTAGATAATATTAATGCTTTAGCAATATTACCTGAAGGTGTTGGTAGTAGTTGTAGTTTACCCATTAAGTCATTTCCTTCCCACCATACTTCCGTAATAACGTGAGATGTGTTTGATAAGTTAACCACAGATGCTTCAGGGTGATCTAATTCACCTAGAGCAGTACGTGTTTTTACTGGTCCTTCTACATATTTTTGAACTTCTCTTTCAAGAATTTCACGAGGATATACACGACCATTACCATTCTTTTGTTCAGCTTCTTGTAGTTTACCTACAAGAGTAACAAGAGATTTACCCTCATTTAACTGTTTATTTTCAACAATAGTTAAATTTGCTAACTGAGGAAGTGTATAATCTATTAATAAACTTTTGCTCATTTATTATTTGTTTTTCATTTCTGCTAATACTTCACGCACTGCTCTTTCTAAATTTTCTTTAAATTTACTAAAAGCTGCTGCTAAATTTCCACCTTTTACTTCTTGTTCTACTTTATCGTAAAGATGTTGTATTCTTTCGTCTGTTTGTTTATTTAAATATTCTCTACTACCAGCATATATACCAGATTTAAGAATATAGTTGATTTGGTCTTGTCTATCTGTTAAATGATCTTCATTTAAAAATGATTCTTTTACACTTACTTTCTTACTTTTCTCACCTGTTGGGTCCATTTTTTTAACACCGCGAGCTGATTTAGCTATTAAAGACATTAACTGTACACCAGATACGCCTTTATTTGTTTCTTTATGAGCTTTGTTTGCAGATGCTTTTACCTTTTCAACACCTTTAACAGGTTTCATTTGATTAGCTTTATCTACAAATTCAGTTTCATCCTTTTTCTTAGCAATAGCTTTTTTCTCTTTAGTAGGTAATGCTTTAGTATCTACACCAGATAATTTAAGCTGAGTATAGTAGAATGGATTTTCAGCTAAATGATCTAAAGCAATTTTTTCTGCTTTTTTAGGATCGTCTGTATGTTCCATTTCAACTTGTATACCCATTCTTAATTCTTGTGGGTGTATTTGGTTTGGATGTAAGCTTTTACCTTTTTTAGATTCATATAATTCTTCATTATGGTATCGGCTAGCTATTTCTCTAGCCATATTAATATTAACACCTTCATCCCATAATCTATTTACAGCATCTTCAAATGAAGTAGCATTCATTGCTATATCTTGTGCTGTTTCATCATCAATACCTTCTTCTAATGGATCCCATTGTGATAATATATCTTCCTCACCTTGTTTTTCAGTATTGTATTTGTTGATAAGATCTTCTAGTTCATCATCTTCTAGATTTTGTCTATTTCTTTTAATAGCTATTGCTTTAGCCACTGATCTAGCCATTGCTCTAGCATCAGCTTCTTTTTCAGGATTACCTGCTATACCATATATGTCTGATTCAACTAATATACCCTTATTCTTAAGGATTTTAACTGAATCCTTAAATGATGTTACGTTTGTAACGTATTGAGGCATAGTCATACGTAAATTTCTCATAAAATTTGCTTGTGACATTCTACCTTCTTTTAAATCACGATATTGATTTTGTATACTTTTCATTATTATATTTATTTATCTTCCTTGTCCTCTGTAAGCTTTTGGACGTGGTGTATGTTTATTATATGATTTCTTAGCTGCTCCTTGTTTACGTTTACCAAAATTAATCTTATTGTTAGATGTTGATGATTTTGCTTTTGCCATTATTGATTAAGATTTTTAATTTTATTGCTAAGTTGGTTTACCATTTCAGATATAGTTGCTACATTCTTTTGAGTAGCTTTCCAATATTTAAGACCTTCCTCACCTTCACTTAATTCTTGTTTCATACGAGAAGTATATTCTACTATACGATCTATATCAGCTAATTTACGTTTTACTTCACGAATAGCTTTATGCAGTTGTTCAGATCTAGTTCTGAATTTAACCTCATTTTTAAATTTACCATATGATACTTCCTTAAGTAATTCTTCTTTAACAATACTACTTAATGATTCATATAATTTAGTATTAATATCATCATAGCTATCTAAAAATGGATTTTTTATATACCATGTATCATCACTAGCAGCAGGCATTAATTTTTCAACATTAATTGTGTTGCTACTTGCTAATTTATTTGCTACCCTAGAAGCTAACTGTATTGAATTACCAGTATCCAATGAAAATTGTTTAGGTGTATTTTCTTTATCTTTATTTCTATACAACCAAATTAAAAATTCTAGTTCATTTTCTAAACCCGCTGCTTTACTAGGTTCAGCTTTAATAGCTTTTAAAAACTGTATTCCTTTAGGAGCAATACTTATTATATCATTAGAAACAGATGTACTTGGGCTAGGTGTTTTAGATAGTATTAAATTTAATGCTATAAAACCATTATCCATTATCTTAGCTCCCTGTGCTGCTTTTTTAATAGTTCCTCTAGCACCCGCTGGTAATTTTTCTTTTAAATATCTAGTTAATGCTGGTAGTAATATTTCTTTGTCAAATGAACTTCTACCTTTTTCAATAGCATCTAATGCAGTTTTAACTAAAGGATCAATCATTAATATTGATTCTCCTTTACTGTTAGTAGCTATTTTAAAATATATTTTAGATTTATCTCCTAATTTAATAGGTTCAAGTAAAAATGAAGGAAATTCAAATTCTTTTGGTATGTATGGTTTTTTAGGTCCAGTAGTTGGTTTTCTATCAGGATTGTAAGATGAAAATTCTGCTTCGTTCATATCAGTATTGTTTTGGTAATAATTATCACCCTTAATACCACCTCCGGTATAACCGCTAGCTGCTGTATAGCCACTAGCTGCTCCATAAGATGATGCTTGATCATAATTACTTTCTTTGTATATATTGTATTTTTTCTTTTTAGCGGACGGCCATATAGATTTATAATCTCTTATTTTAGAATCTCCGGGCATTTGTGTTTCGCCTTTTGTTACTTTCCAACCTTCATCTTCAGCTGCAGCTACCGCTGCATTTTTCTTTTGGCCCTTTTTAGCAAAAGCAAATGGAGTACTGTATGCTTCTCCACCACTAGTCGCAGATATTTCTCCTAATATTTTTTCAACTTTATACCCACCAGGACCAGCCATTCGTTCTAATGCCCCCCACTGTGTTTTATTTAGGTTTAATATATTTTCTCCTGTTTTTAAAGAAGACAATTGATTAGGATGAAGTATATTTTTAAATGTAGGAATTACATTAAATTTTTTTAAAGAAATATCGTCAAGTACTAATTTAACTTTAAATATATTTTTAAAATCTGCTTCTCCAAATACAGTATTTTCTTTTAATTCTTTATGTACTAGTTGTTTAATATATTCTTTAAATTCCATTATTTAATTGATTTTAATTCGTCAATTAATTGATAATATTGTAAAAGTGAAATAACATTCTCATCTCTTACATTTTGAGTTTTATCTAATGGTTTTAACAGTGTTACTACTTCTGTTAATTTAATTTGAGTAGTTTTATCAGATACTGTTGGGATTAATTTATTAATTTCAGAAATTATTGTAATAAAATTTTTATTAACAAATTCTCTTAATTTAACAGTATTAGTAATATTATTGATAAATTCTTTTAATATTAATTTCTGGCGATCAGATAACGTGGAATATTTGCTGTTAAATTTCTCTAATAACATACGATAAGCTAATAAACGAGAACCTTTATCCATATTAGAAAATTCTTCCATTACACGATCTTTAACACCTTCTTTATCAATCTCTTTACGAGTGATGTGTTCTAATAATGTAACTTTGTTATCAATAATATGTTGAGGTGCCACAAATTCTAATGAATTATGTGCTTCAATCAGATTATATATAGCAGCATATTCTTTGTAGTTATTTATCTTTGCTTTAAAGAACTCTTCTAAGCCATAATGCTCACGTATATCTTTAATAAGATTATACTTTTCTTTACGCAGCGTTGTTTTATTTAAACGAGAAGAAGCATCTAACGTAGCATTGATAAAGGTTTCAGCTTTACCTTCACTAAGAGCCTTAGGAGAAATTAACGCTTGGTATAATTTATACTCCTTAGATAACTCAGATTTGTTAAAGTATTTTCTAACTAATCCAATAGCTGCTGAGTCTTTATTGGATACGGTATCTGATGCTATTTGTCTTACAAGTAGCTCAAATAAAATACCGGTATTTTTATATTTGCTGTGTTTATTCTTTGTCATAGTATTGCACTACCTATAAATATGTATTTATTTTATGTTCTTAATATTTTTCTCACTTAATAGTGATGGTTCTTGCTCAGGTCCTAATACGATTTCTTTACGAGCTATATCCATTCCTTCAAGTAAAGTTTTATTTTTCTTTAATTCAAACATAGCTTTTGGTGTACCACTACCTTCAGGAGCTGCATTTGGTTTGTATAATTCACCATTTTCTTTGCTACCTAATCTATCTTTACCTAATGGGTCTTGTTGTGTACCTATGATAGATGCTTTTTGTTTAGGACGACCAGGTCTTCTTTCATCATATCCTGCTGGTACAGGTCCATTAACATCCATCCCTGCTCTACCCTTACCATATAGTGAAGCTAAGTCATGTGGTGTACCATATGATTTACCAGTTCTAGCTGGGTCGTTACCTTCATTTTCAATTTGGGCTAATCTAAACGCACGTTTTTTATCTTCAATTACTAGATCACGATATTCATCATATTGATCTTCACTAAATTGGAATATATCGTGGTAAATAAAATCTGATGGTAATAAGTTAGTGTCTTGTATTGATTTAGCTAATTCTACTTTTTCCTTCCACAATGCTACTTTTTCTTGTTCATATATAACAGAAGGAGTAGTTAAAGATAATTCAAAGTTAGATAAACCTTCACCATCATATCCTTGTACATATAAATGTACTAACGCCATCTTATATAATTCAGATAAGATAATACGTTGAATACGTTCTACTGTACGAGCAAATCTAATATCTTCAGCAGCTAGTGTAGCTTTACCTTGTAAATCTTTTTCAAATCCAAAATATGCTTTAGGTATTTTTAATGCAGCTAACATTTCATCACGTAAGAAGTTAACATCTTCTATTGCGTTATATTCTAAACCTTTAATTGTATCAATCTTTGTTGCAGTATCATTACCACGAGTTGGAAGGTAATAATCCTCCATCATATTCATCATGTTGTAACGCAAATTATATTCACCTGTTTGTTGATCTACGTGAGGTGTTTTTTTCATTTTTTGCATTACTTTCTGCATATATCCATCAACTTCATTAGGTGGTATATTACCAACATTAATTGTAAATACACGTTTTTCCGGGGCACGAGTAATACGATGTAATAACATCGCATCTTTCATTAGTACATATTGCTTGTATGTTTTACGGGCTGGTTCGATAAACGAACGTCCATAAGGTAGATAGTTAGCGTCAGTTAATAATCTGAAATGTGCTATCTCATAGTTTTGAAATGTAATTTTACCCTCTTTATCTTTACGATAATCAGGATAATTGGCACCACCTGCTGATATTACCATGGGATCAATCCTGAATATTACTAACGATGGGTTAGAAGGGTCCGTTCCTTCTTCACGTACCATGTCATAAACAGACATTGGTGTTACATTGTATATTCCAAATTTTTCCGCAATTTCCATGTGTAAATAAAAATCACCATATTTACACATATTACGAGTCCATAACCATAAATTAAATTCAATGTTTAATACATCGTAAAATAAATTATATAATATACGTTGTATATTTTCATCAGCACTTCTAATTTGAAGTACCTCACCCATTTCATTCTTTAATGTTGATTCATCTGCTAAAATATCTAATGCAGATGCTATAATTGATTCGGTATCCATCGCTTCATAATCAGTGTATAACTGAATACGAAGTGTTTGATAGTTCATTGTTGGATTATAAGGCATATTAGCCCCAAATCTATGTAATTTAGTAAACCTATCTATTAATGCATTTGTCTTTACATTACCATAAGCTTGAATTCTATCTACGTCTATAGATTTTAGTTGATTTCCACCAACGTTTCTGATGATAACATCAGTACTAAATAAACGTGTTAGTCTACCAAATAACCCTGGTTGTTGTTCTGCCATTTTGTTGTTTTATTATACCAATAAATATTTATAATTTAAAGCACCCACGTCATATCTTCAAATTGCCCATGACCATTATTAACCATGTATGGATTTTGCTGTCCATTAGGTAGTTGAGGTATAAATCCACCCTCGTATCCTGTTCTAGTTATATTAGATATCATTGCTCTGTTTATATCCATCCCTTGTTCATAGAATTTCATTGCTGTATCTCTAGTGAATAGTCCAATACCTAACGCCATTACTAAGTCATCGTTATATCCATTTTGTGCTTGTGCTTTACCATTCTGCCAAATAAATACACGTAATTCTTCTAATAAACGTTTAGAGCGGAAAGTAAATGCTTTTTCCCTAATATACGACTCCATTTTAGATATAACAAGTGGTCTTGTTTTAGTTGAAGTAGTAAAACCAGGAACCGTTTGATCAGATTCCATCTTAGACATCCATTTATCTATGTTTATTTCTCCATATGTTCTAGGAGAATAATATAATTTAGGGTATCCTTTTTCAACAATAGTATTAACTACGTCCCAACCTACGTTAGCGTTTTCCACTACTAACAATGCATTATTATATTCAGTAGCTACTGCTACTAACATATTACCAAAAGTTCTAGTATCTACTTGTGACTTAAATTCAGCCACTTGCTCACAGTTTGTAGTGTCAATAACATGGAATGCCGAGTAGTCCGAACCATCACCCCGAGCAACGTCAGCACAGACAATATAAGACTTACTATAATCAGGATAATTCCATATCCAATAATCGCCACCAAGAAAACGACGTTCAACAGGATCTTGTATAAATGTTTCTTCATAAAAGGATAATAAATCTGGTTCAACAACTGAGTTACCGGAACCTAAAAAGTCACAATCATATTCTTGAGCAAATTCACGAGGTGACATGTTTGCTCGTTCGGTTTCTTCCCATTTTTCATCCCTATCTGGGTGAAGGTTCCATGGTAGTTTTATTGCTTTAAAATCACCTTTACCTACTTCAGCTTCAGAATACATCTTATGAAACCAATTACCAACACCATTTGGTGATGATAATGCTATAATACCTCCACCAGTTGCAATTGTAGGTTTAATACTAGTGTATATTTTATCAATGCCTTCAATAAAGGCAGCCTCATCTACTAATAATAAAGATACAGCGTAAGATCTACCTGCATCTGACGCAGCAGATGTAGCTACTATTCTAGAGTTATTTGCTAACTGAAATGATAACTTGTTATTTGATAGTGGTTTTTGGTTACCCTTTAACCAACTAGGTAGGTTTTCGTACATAAATTGTACCTTTTCCACCATACCACGAGCGGTTTCTTGTTTTGTTGCTATACAAAGTACGGTTTTATCTTTATTAAATATCATAGTCCATAAAGCAAACCCAGCAGATAATGTTGATATACCTAACTGTCTTGATTTATTTATGATACAAAATCTATTATTTCTAAATTCCGATAGTACTTCTTCCTGGAATGGATATAAATGGAATAACACTCTACCTTTAACAGGGTGAGTAATATAGCAATATTTTCTAAAAAAATGTACAGGGTCAGTAGCACATTTTATGTACTCCTGTTTAATAATTTCTTTAATGTTTGCTTGTTGAGACATATATTGTTTATATATAAATATATAAAAAAGGTCCAACCTTGTGGGTTGGACCTGTATAGTCTGGGAGGCGTGGTTATTTTGCTAGTAGTAGAAATGTTAATCCACCTATAATAATATATAAAACTTTGTTTTTGTTTTTAGCTTTTTGATATTTGTTATTTAATAATGAATATTCACTTCCCCATAAATCAAGAGCAGTGTCTTTATTTATAATAATATTTCTATAGTTAATTTCATTTTTAACATGTTTATCTATTATACTATCTTTTATAGATATTCTGTTTTCAGTTAATGAAATTATACTATCTTTTATAATTAATTGTTTTTTAGCTCCGTCAAATTCTACTAAATCTTTAGCAGCACTGTTTAATACAGGTTGTGCTAAAGGTAATTTATTAGTTATTGTATCTGCTGAGTATCTGTTGTTAAAAAATGATACTAGTTGAGGGTCAGTAAATTTGTCTATTGCTTTTTTAGATGAATCTACATATTTGATAATAGGCTTTATCTTAGTTTTTTGATGTACAATTTGGTATTCTAATATAGAATCTTTAACCATTAGTATTTCAATAATACCGTTATTATTTTTAATAACATTTTGTAATGAATCTGTTACATAGTTTAAACTATCTAATTTAGCTTTAAATCCTTTACCAAGATTTTTATTACACTTTTCAAACAGTATGTTGCTTATCCCTATAATAAAAACAATAAGTACTAATATTGTTAATATATTTTTTATTTTATTATACATAATTTTATTTTATAATTCCAGCACGATATTTTAATTGTTCCATAAACCATTCATCAATTGGTTCTTCTGGTTTCTCTTTAGTTTTATTTGCTTTTTCTTGACGTTTTTGTAAATAATCTGATTTAGATAGTAAATCTTCCATTCTTTGTTCTAATGATGCTTTTAAATCTAATAAACGCTGTATATCAGATGTAGGTTTTATATCTTTAAGATCACCAGCTACATTTTTTGCTCTTCTTGCTTTAAAAATATCACTTTTTACGTTAGCTAATCTTGTTTCTAAATCTGAGTATTTCATAAATGCTTCGTAATCCTCATCTGACATTACTTTAGCACTTACTTTACCAGATGGTACTATCTCTTCCTCTTCTCCAGATTTTTTCATTTTATCGAACATAGCGTCTACTTCTTCATCGCTCATATCACCTACGATAAAATCAAATTCATCACTTGTTTCTTCTTCATCTTCATCTTCATCTTCTTCATCATCGTATTCATCACTTGTAGTTTCAATACCATCAATATCTTTAAAACTAGCAAGATCACGTTTTTTCAGTGTTACTGGTTTGATAGGACTAAAATTATCTCCTGCTGCTCTAGGTGCTTTTTGTTCCTCAGCAGCTACAATTATACCTCTAGCTACTAACTCCATGAAATCTGAGTTTACAGGTTGTTGTTTGTTGTATCCTAATTCGTATGCTAAGTCTATTTTAGTAATAGGTTCATCAATCTCTTTCATTTTACTTACAATACGATTTTTCTTACCAGTAAACTTTCCAGGATCAACACCAGGAGCTAATTCATAACGTAACGCTACGTTAGCTAATTCATCTAATTTATCTTCAGATACTACTGGTGTTCTACCAGATGCTAGGTCTGATTTTTTAGCATTTAATGCTGTTATTTGTTTATTAATAGCATTTAATTCTGCATCTTTAGCTGCCTTTTCTTGGGGAGTTATTTCCGCTTCATTCACTGCTTCGTTTATAGCTTTACGTATAATTTGTCTTAATTCGGATTTTTTCATTTAATATTAATTTAATGGGAATATGCTAATTGTTTTGAATTTTTATTTATTGTTGTTAATTTAAAAGGATACCCTAATCCTTTCGTTTGTTCCGCTGGGTTGAAGGATGATGGGGGTTTTCCTCCGTACCAATAATACCCACCTATTTCTAATTCTTTAGAATATTTTTCAAAATCATCTTTATTTTTAATTCGTATGGGAAACTTTAAATCTTCATTAGGATTATAATAATCATATTCGGGTGCTAATTCTGAATTAGCAGTAGTTCCTAATTTAATCCAAATTTGGTTTTTCTTTACTAAAGGAGTATAATAAAAAACATGTTCTAGTTCAGGCCATTGAACTTCAATAGTTTCGTTTATATTATCTATTAAATAATGTTCAATTTGAGGTCTATTTTTTATAAAAGCTTCTATATTTTCTTTTTCATTTTCTTCAAAAGAATCTTCTGGGGTATTTTTAAGAAACCAATTTATAGAATCATATATATCACTTAGTTCTACTAATTCGGCCTTATTATCATCTAATTGCTCATATGTATCCATAATATAAACCATTAATCCTTGTTCAAAATTATCTATAACTTTATTTGTTATTTCGTTTAATACATTTTGTATTTCTTCTTTAATAATTTGTCTTATTTCGGATTTTTTCATGTGTTGTTAATAGTTGTGAATATAAATATTAAATATTTTGTAAAATAGTAGCAATACGTTCTTCTGTTGTACCTTTTACATACACTAACTTATTAGGCTTATATTCCTCTAATGATTCTTTAATAACCCAATCAATTTTATTACGATATTCAGGATCAATAGTACGAACACCATTGTCTTCAATTTCAACCCCTTCTGGTGACACGTAAAATACAACATCATATTGATTTCTAAGCTTCATAGCAGCTTCAACAAATGAATGCTTTGCAAACCAATCAATAGATTTTGCTGAAAATGTAAATGCACATACATCCCATATTGTCCTGTCTGTTATAATATTTGGTTGTAATAATTCAGTAGCACGTTCAGCTAAAAATATAAATTGACCATTTAATGTTGAATCTGTGTTTAATGGTATGCCTAGATTACTAAGATATTTACTACGTTCAGTTTGAATGACGTAATCTTTAAAGCGTTCTGTTTCACCTAACGCTTTAGCTAATGTAGTTTTACCTACACTCATTGTACCTGCTAATCCTATTCTCATACTATTTATATTTGTTATTTATTTTCTTCATTTCACGTGCTGCTCGACGATCGTTTTTAGCTTCTTTTTGAATTTTACTCCAACTTTTATCGAAGTTGTTTTTATATTTTATATCAACACTGACAGGTCCATTGGGAAACCTGTCAGTATCGAATGACCAAACTTCAATCATATTTTCATCTTCGTATGTACGTTGAAATTTCATATATTAAATATAATAAATTATTTTGCCTTATACTCTAGCTCCTGCTGCTTTAGCTGCTGCCGTTTTATGCCATGGTACACCGTTAGTATCTTTCTTAAAAAACTCCCATTGATCTTTTGAATATTTTATTCCAAATAAATAATATTCAGCTGCTCTTTTATTACCTTGAGGGATATACGCTGGGCCATCCCAATTATGCATTTTACCATTTAAATGGTATACTACAGTTTTGTCCGCTGTTTTTAACTTTTTTGTTTCTGACATATTAATATAAGTTTAATTTTTGTGATTGTTGTGCTATTTGTTCTAATGCATTTTCTCTAATTATTGCTTCAGCAACATAAATGCCGTGAGCTCCTGATACTGTAATGCCTCTAGCTGATAACGCGTCACCTACAAAGTGTACATTAGAATACTCAGTTAATGATAAATCATTGTAATTTACTAATGGTTCTGGTGATAGGTATTTTACTTCAGGAATATATATTCCATAATCATCTCCAAAGTTAAACACTTTATCCATATCTTTAATAAAGCATTCAATATAATACCAATAAGATCCCATAGCCTCTGCTACTTCATATGTATCAGATATAGAATAGCTTTTAATAATTTCACCTTCAGATGTAATACCAGCTTTACGAGACGGACTATAATATAATCCCTTACCTTCTTTTTGTAATCTAGAAACAACTTTTCTACTCCATTCAAATGGATTTTCAATACCTTTAATTTCCATTAAGATACCAAAATTAGTCATATCATTTCTAAATTCATCACCTTTTTTAGCATGACCATTATATGTGATATCACCATATGTTTCTTCTACAGCTACATAAGCAGCGTTATTGTTAGTACAAAACGAACGTATAGATACATTTTCAAATTTTTGATATAATTTAAAATCGTATGATACATCAATTAGTTTCTGGAAATATTTTTGTGGTGCTTCAAAACGAGCTCCTATTTGTACTGATTTAGGTTCAGTTGGTAATTTATAATTATTAGATAGTTGTTGTGCAAAATCAATACCTGATTTACCTACTGCGAATATTAATTCATCATATTCAATAGTGTAAGGAGCATCATGTTTTTGATTTAAACATACTACTTGTTGGTAATGAAAGTCAATATCTTCTACAGGTGTATTCCATATAAATTTAACACCTTTATCTAATAAATATTGATACCAATTCTTAGCGATCTCGTGTAAGAAATTTGAACCAATATGCCATACTGGAAACATTCTCAAACCAAAATATGGCTTAATAAATTCAGGTTCTTCTTGTGGATTAGATAAGAATATTTCATCTGGTTTAGGGTGAAATCTAGTAAAATTATCTACTACTTGTTTCATTAGCTCCATTGCTTTTTCTTCACCACAATATTTAGATAATTGACCACCAATAGCAGTGTGATAGGTTAATTTACCATCACTCCAACCACCAGCTCCTAACATACCAGTCATTACTTCTTCAGGTAAACGATTATGTGGATCATTACCTTTATCAATAACTGTTATTAGCTCACCAGGATACCCATTATCCACTAATTTAGTCGCAGCACATATACCCGATACTCCTGCTCCAACAATTACAATTTTTTTACTTTGCATTTAGTCTTTCATTTATACGTTGTCTGATAATTTGTTCATCTTCTATAGTTGGTGTATAATCACCCATTAGATGTTGTGGTACTGTTTCCCAAGCATTACCATAGTAAGCTACATTGAATTCTCTTGCTTTACATTCAGCATACACTTCTTCATATCTGTTTTTTAAATAGCCTAATTTATCATAGAAAAAGGCAACATGGCCTTTACCTAATGTAAACTTAGGTGGTACACTCTTCATATTATATCTACCTCTAGATACAACATTAGGTATACGTTTCATTTCACGGTGTTCAGCTAACAAATGTTTATTTGTTAGTTCTTTTGGGGGGATCGCAACATTTATTCTTGTCATATAATTAAATTAAACACCTAAATATACGAACTTTATCTTGCCTTAAAAAATATTTAATCTATATCACTAGGCTTCAATTTATATAAAACATAACCAAATATAACCTTGTCTGGGTCGTAGAATTGTTTACTAGCAATAAATTTACGTTGTAGTAGTTGTTTTTCTATTTGTTTAAAATTTTTATATTTTATTTCAATCATAAATATAAAATAGCTCACGTTTATAGTGAGCTATTAATTTACATTTGATGTTTATTAAATTTAATTACATTTCTTCATCATCCATTTCGAAATCAGCTAAGATATCATCTACTGATTTTCCAGCTTTAGATCCACCTGTACTAGTTCCAGTTGTGTATGCAATTCTACTTACAAGACCTTGTTCTTCTAATTGATTAAAGAATTTATTAACATCTGGTTGTAATTTACCAATTGATGCAGCATAGTCAAATTTTTGTACTCTTCTACCATCTTTTTTAGCAAGATATAAGTATTTTAAAATATCAAGATGTTTAATTCCAATACCCATAGGTAAAGAACCACCAGCTTTTAAATTTCTTAATAATGCTTCACCTTCAGGAGTAATAGTGTATGCACCACCAGTACCTGCTGTACGAGCCATTTCATACATTTCTTCAGCTTCGTTGAACTGAGATTCGTTGATCATACCAGCTAATAGCTGTAATCTTTTTGTTTCGATTATTTGTTTTTTCATTTTGGGTTTTATTTGTTTTATTGTACTTTGTAAACGTTGTTTCCTATTTTTAAATTATTAATTGTGTTAACATTAATCATTCTATATCCTGAATCGCTACCACTCTTAGCTTTAGGATCCCATACTGGTATTAATCCTTTAGCTTCTGGATTATACGGTAGTTCTCCACCTTTAAGATAAGCTTTAACTCCTAAACGAGCATTCATTACACGTGTTGTACCATCTTTTTTAGTAAATGTTACTGTGAAGAATTTACCTTTAGTATTTTTAATTAATTCCTTAGCTTTATCCTTTGATATAGTACCAGATGGTTCTTCAGGAGTATTCGCGTTACTATCTGGCTTTACTTCATCTGGTATTTCAGAATCAGGCACGGCTTGTTCATCCTCGTCTGCTTCTTTTAAGATACCAGCTAATTTTTGCCAACGTTTAGCCTCTTTTATTAAATACATCTAGTATATGTTTACGTATAAATATATTAAAGGGGATCACTAGCTAACTTAGTTTCATATATTCTGTTAGAAACTGTGTGATAGGTGTGACAATTTTTACATTGTAGTTGAATTCTTGGTGTTCCTGATGCTGTATATCGTTTTTGTGAAAATCTCATGTCTTCTGATGCACATTTAGGACATGAATATTTTTCGCCTCCGTTAGCTACACCATGGTGTGTTTTAGCAGGAATGTAATTTGACATTTCATTATATACTTGTTCAAGTATTAATACGTCATTTTTACAATATTCTATCATGCTATCTAATGCTTCTTGGTCTTTATCCAGCACTACTTTTTTCCACAAGTCATAACCTGTTTTAATTTTAGCACCAATGCCTAAAAATTTAGCAATGTAATCTAATTTGTTGCTGTTAAATTTAAATTTAGAACGAGCGTTTTTTAATGTATCTAATGTAGTGTATGTAGGAAATACTGGTATTCTGTGGTATAGGCACCTAGTTCTAATCCAAGGTAAATCAAATCGATCACCATTGTGACCTATTAATTCATCTGCTTCATTAGCTACTTTTATAAACTGTTCTAATAATTTTTTATCATCTTGGTTTTTATCCCAGCTTAAAGAATATACTTTATCGTCACCTGCCCATTTATAGCAAATACATATAATAGCTCTTTCTTTAATTATGTTTTCAGGACTAATTGATAATCTGTAACCGGCAGTCCAAAACAAACCAATGTTTGGACTTGTTTCAATATCAAAAAATAACCTTTTAATTTTACTCATATTGTTTTATTAAGTTAGGGATGAAGATACAAAAGAGATTTAACTAAGCCAAATCCCCAAAATCATCATCTCGATCTAAATAGAAGGTATCTTTATCACCTTCTTCATTAGATAAATGTAATTCAATATCGTTACCAAAGGAACGTACATCATCTACAGTGACTTTGTCGCCTTCGTTAAATTTACCTATGCTATTAGATACAGTGAATGTATCTCCTATTTTAATATTAATAGCTTTAATTTCATCTAATATGCTTCTATTCATTGTTATTTTATTTAAGCTTCAGCAGGTGTTTCTTCTTCAGGCGCCGCTGGTGTTTCAGCTCCAGCCGGTGTTTCTGTAGGAGGTGCAGTAGGTGCAGTAGGTGCAGTAGGTGCAGCAGGTTCTCCACCTGGTATTTCAGCTGATGGAGCTCCAGTTACAGCGTTAAATGCTTCAGCTCCAGCATCAGGTGTATTAGTTTCAATTTCTGATGTTTTTTCATCAATTGAATAGTTTAATTCTAATAAATCTGATATGCCTTGTGACGCTCTTTCTAGTTCACCTAAATTTTGAATATTATATCGTTTACCTGCTACTTTAGCTGTATATGTACCTTTTCCATTATATATAATAGTAAAATCTTCATTATTAATTAGTTTAATGGAAAATGTAGTTGGTTTAGGGGCAACTATTTCAATATCAGAAATAAATCGACCAAATGCCGGAGACATTAGGTCGATCATTACTTCTTTTAATTTAGGAAAACGATATACTAAATACATAGCTTGTGTAGCACGTTTTTCTTTTTCTTCTTGTTCTTGAAGAGCTTTACGTACTGCAACTTTAACGTATTTTTCCAATAATAGTTTTTTATTCATTGTTAATATTTATCCATTTCATTATCTCCTAACTCATGAAATCCTTGAGCAGCTTGGTCAATATAATTCTCAGCATTAGTAATATGATCTTGAATCCAACCGGGGATGTTACGTTCTTGGTTACCTAATTTATTTAGTAAAGTGGTTGCTGATTTAATAATGGATTTTAAACTAGCTTGTGCCATAGCTACTTCATGGTCATCTTCTTTTACAAGTTGAGCTTGTAACTCGTCTGGTAAGGTTTTTTGTTTACCTTTTAATTTAGGGTTATCATTATATTTACTGGTAAATCTTATTTCTTTCATTGCTTTAGTAGTAGCAATAGCACCGGCTTTATCTTTAGCCATTCCTCCAGCTACTAATTTATCAAAAATTTTACCCCGTTTCTTTTTTTGAGTAGGAGTCATCTTTTTTTCTATAAGATTAATAAGTTTAATCATGTGTATATTTATTTTGCTTGGTTTTTCCACATAGCAGCAGCTGCTATTTTTTTACCTTTTTCACCACCACCAGCAGCAGCAGCTACTTTTTCAAATCCTTTACCTTTCTTACCTATATCTTTACCAGCACGAGCTTTTGTAGCTACAGCTGATTTTTCCTTTTTAGTCATACCAGCCGATGGCTTTTTCTTCTTAGCTTTAGCTTCTTTTATAAAATCACTCCAACTTAAACCTCTAGATGATAATGAACCACTATTCCAATCTTTTTCATCATAATAAGTATTAATCCAATCTGTTATATCGCTTTCAAGCTTTTCATCATTGTTTTTATAGTCAGTGTAGTTGAATTCACCTAATATAGCATCAATTATATCTTTAGCTTCTCTAGGAGTTACATTACTTTCACCAACGTTAAGATTATCGTCTACATATTTTTTAACTTTATCTTCAAAATCATATTGACACTCTTCACAATCAAGATTTTCTTTTAATTGTGGTTTAGCCTTTGTTAGTTCTTTTTCTTTCTTTTTAGCAACTTTAACAGGAGCTTTTTCGATTAAACCAACCATTTCTTTAATCTTTTCAGTTTCAGAAGCAACTTTACTCTCAACTTCAGAAATTTGATTATCTAACATCTCAGATAATCTAGCATGTGCTGCTTTAATTTTTTCTAACTCATTAACAAATTTTTGCATATGAGCATATTCAGCTACAAATGATGATGTGTTTTCTCCATTTTCATTAATAGCATATTGACCTAAGGATTCTTTCATTTTTCTTAAGCCGTTTAATTCTTTTTTAAGGTGTACTAGTTTACCACCACTTTTAGGTAAACTACCTTCTTTTTTAACTTCGGCTATTACTTGGCGAATAACTTCGCGTACTTCTGATAGATTCATTTTTATTATATTTATTTATATTTGTTTGGTTTACCTATAGTTGCATCTTTATATCCATTAATATATCCTTGTTGGTATATTTTTTCAAATTTCTTCCAATTATCTGTTGGTAGATCTAATTCGTTTAGTTTCTTTTTGTTTATTGCTTCTTTTACAAGCTTACGAAGAACTTCTTTTAATTTGTTATTTACCATTTTGTATTTTAATTTTAAGAAACCCCGTACCTTTTATAATACGACGTTATATATTTTGGTATAAATATTAGTTTATTAATCTATTATTCTATAATAAATAGGTTTATTTTTATATTTTATATTAGGTATAAGTTTAGATTTTAGATTAGGATCCATACCAGGATTGCTGAAAATATTCGGTACATCTTTAGTAGAATAATTAGAAATAACTATGCTTCGAAGATCACCATATTCTTCAAAATATTTAAATATATTTGTTGTAGATTGGGGGACGTTTTTATCTTTTAAATATTCATCATACTTTATTTCTTCTCCTTTAGATACAAGAACCTCACTAAAATCTAAAGGAGTATTCTTTCCCTCTTCACCATATGTTATATCAACAGAATCTAAAGAGGTTTTTTCATCTATATAATTATTCCATTTTCCTGTAACTAAATATTGTTTATCTATGTTAGTTGCGTAAATGAAAGATATTATATCATTATCAAAATCATTCTTTAAAATAGAATCTAAAATTTCATCATAGTTAGACTTTACAAATGATAAAAAAGATTTTTGTTCACCCAATCTAATATTTTTTTCATCATACGGATTTATTAAACTTGTTTTTCCTAAGGAGAAATCTTTAAGGTAGTCTTTTTCCAATTTAGTTAAAGAGTTTATACCTTGAGAATTTATTTTATCTAAAATACGATCTGCAATTTTATCCTCATTTAATACTTTACGTATTTCTTCTTTAATAAGTTGTTTAAGTTGTGATTTTTTCATTGAATATTTTAATTTTAAGAAACCCCGTACCTTTTATAGTACGATGCCATACATGTTTTGGTATAAATATTGGTTTATTCATATTTACTGGTAGTTCATTTTCTAATTGTACTAACCAGTTTGTAGGTTCTATTGCTTCTACTAATCTATCTTCATTATCTCTATGCCACTTTAATTCAATCGGATCAATATTTTCATCAAAACAACGTATTATTACGTTTTGTTCTATATTAACATCAGTATATATCATACTATTTTGTTTTACCCCATGATTTGCCTTTGCCGGGAGTTGAACATTGTGACGGTGTTGGACGACATGATGGGTATTTTGATCGTGTTTCACCTTTTTGTCTACCGCAAGCTTTACATTTAGTCTTACCGTCCACTTTACGACAAGTATTACAGTCAACCCACCCTCCTATTTTGCCCGGCGCTCCTTTACGTTTAAACCAAGTACGAAGTGTTTCTTTTTGTTTTTCGTTTAGTTTTTTCCAAATATCACCTTTACGACAACGAACAATAGCACCTGATTTATAAGCAGATGGTTTGTCGTAACGACGATCAGCAATGCGTTTACAACGATCTTCGTTAAGGATTTCTTTTGCTATGTCAGTTAATTTAATCATCTACTACCAATATCCTGAAAAGGATGTTTTCATACCTAATAATTTAGCATAACGAGGTAAACGGCAACTCCAATATGAAGCTTTAGTTCTATCCTTTTTCTGAGGACAATTATGGCGCTTAGAAAATGCTTGTCTAGCTTTAGGGTTGTTTATTTTAGCAGACATACCTGCTTGACCAAATGATACTTTTTTTACACCACCACCTGGCTTGCGAACATAAACATAAAATTTCTTAGAACCACCGCGTTTTGGTTTACCAATTGGAGGTGTTTTCTTTTTATCTTTAGCTTCATCTAATGATTCAACTATTGATTGTATTTCCTCAAGTGATATAGGATAATCAAGTGGAACTTTTATTCCATTGTAAATTCCAAATTCACCAATACTTGATTCTAATAATTCAACATCGTTTTCCGTAACGGATATAATACCTTTATTATATAATTCTCTTGCTTCACGAAATAAAGCAAAATACTTTTCAGATAACGGGCGATAGATATTATGAATAAGCATCCTACCCTCTTTAATATGATACTTAATACCTTCAGATAACATTAATCTACTTTGTCCTTCTTTAATTATTAATTTAGGACCATTACATCCACAATCTTCAGCAATTAAATCTATTTTTTTCATAGTTTATTATTTTGAATGCCACCAATCGCAGCAATATTCATCAGCAGGATAAGGGATTTCTTCAACACTATCATGCCATTTTAACCAATATTTATTTTTACATTTATTTCCATCTGCTTCCCAATATTCACAATTAGCACACATTGAACCACCTTTAGTTACCCTTATTCCTGGTTTATAATTTGCTGGGTATTCTGCTGGTCCTTCTTTTAGGATAAGTTCTGATAGTTTAATCATTTTTCGTATATTTCAAAAAATTCAACTTTAACACGCAATTCGGCTACTTCAGCTGTTAATTTTAATACTAAATTTCTTAGTTCATCTTTTTCTTTAGAGGATTGTTCTAATAGTGCTTCTAACTTTGCTATGCGATCTTTACAATCATGACGAATAAATTCTTCATCACGTTCCTTACGCATTGCTCTCTTTTCATAATATCTAAATGCTGATGTGCCTCCCAAAACCGTTATCGCTGTTATCAATACTGACCAGATATTATCACTCATTATTTTATATATTACTTAATTTACAAATTATACCAATAAATATTATATATTAATGTGATTCCGTAATTCTTGTATATGTTCTTGTATTTCTACCGTTATCTTCTTAGTGTCTACTCCTTTACCAGTCCATTTTTCTACATCGCCATGTTCGGTTATAAAATCATTGTTTGATTCAGATGATAAATCTAATAAAGCATCTTCAAGATCTTGAATATATGTTTTAACCCCACGTGAAATTAGATTACGAGCGTATTCATCAAATTTACCTTGGCGTTTTAATTCTGTTTCTGTTTCAATGACACAATCGAAACAGGTGCCATGAATAGGCCACATCTTTTTATTTAATGTAGTAGGTTTCATAGCATTATGGCATTTTGGACAGGTTAATGGTATTGATATTAGTTTTTTTAAACTATCAAAACGTGTTACTGTTTGTTTAACACCGTTTTTAATAGTCCATTTTTTACCATCTTCTTCCCAAACATCACCTTCACTATGATCAACATGTTTTTTAGTATAACCTATTTGGGTTGTTGTTTTAGCATTGTGATTTTTAGTAATGATGTTACGCATACGTTGTACATCTTTACTTTTAAACTCCCGTTGTAACATTGATTCGTTATTCATAAACCTATTTTCGTTTTGTATGTTGATAACCTGCTTCTATATTTTCAAAATCATCTTTATAGTTTTCTAATACCATAACATCAGCTGGGATTGGGTTAGTAATATTAAACGTTTCGTCTTCTAACTGTGAACTTAATTTATCCATAAATTCTGGTTTAAAGAATAGTTCAGCATTTTTAGCTTTTGCTCTCATTATTACAGGTACCCCTCCTTTTGTTTCTGCTGTAGACGCAGCGAATGTAGCAGCATTGTTGTAATTAATACTCCATGATTGTACTTTACGTCTAGATGAATACATTTGATTCATTATTATAATACCCTGATCGTACGTTTTTGTGTATGGTTCTGTTTTTGCTCCATACATCAATTCATTTAATTTTTCTTCAGGTATTGATGTTCCTCTATAGATATATGTTTCGCCGTTTATTTTTGGGTCTACTATCTCAGGGTATTCCTTTTTTAATTCTTTTAATACCGGAATTAAATGATCTAAATTAATAGTACCATAAATATCTGCTGTAGAGCTCGCATACTTTCTTAACAAATTAAACAATGCATGTTCAGCAACTGTATCTTCTTCTTTTTCATCTTCATACCATAGTATAGCTACTCCTGATTCTTTGTCTCCAAATAAATAATCTCCATACACTCCCTCTCTTAATAATACTTCATATATGTCTTTATTTTGTTTACCAAAATCTCTTAATAAAACACCAGCTTGAGCATTTGCTTCGTTTTCAATTTCAGAACCAGTTTCACCACTTGTATTATCTATTCTACCGTCTTCATCTTGCTTACGGTGAACTAATTCATGAGCTAATGTTCTTAAAATATCAGCCATATTTCTATTAGCACAATAGATCCATATTCTATTATTATTTGGATCAAAATAACCAAAGCTACTCATATCTTTAGCTTTGTTATTATCATAAGATAATGTTAAGTTACGTGGAGGTTTTTGTATTCCCAAATTCTTAATAGCATATTTAACAAACTCACCAATAGTAGCTGTTTGGCTTTCATTTAGTTTATTGTTGTGTTTTAAATTTTCTTTTAGTAAATTTAATTTACTTATTTCACTTCTATATTGGTCTACTATCTGTTTAATATTTTTAAGATATTCTTTATATTGGGGATTTTTTATAGTATCTGTTTTTACATATGTTATAATCCAATCATCTACAATATTGTGATCTTCATTAGAACCCATATACGAGGGCATTATTATATTATCAATAAATTCTTTATATGCTTCTTCTACATTTCCTGGTTTTATAAGTCTAAATTGGCTTATTTTAAGAAATGCATAGTCTTGTTCATCTGCTGTAGGTTTAAGTTTTCCCTTAAAACGATATATTTCTGTTTTACCTTTTATAATATCATCAATTTTAGCATTAGCTCCTATAATATTTTCAAAAGAATATTCATCCCCAAATTCTTTTTGATATTTTTTATAATAATCATTATTAACATTGCTTAACCTCCAAGTGTATTCATTTTTAATATCGTATTTTGTTTTTTCTTTTGGATCTATATCTATAGGTTTAATTATATTTTTTAAAAATTTTAACTTTGGTTGTTCCGGGTAAGCTTTTACCATATCGTCCCAACTATCAAAATACTCTTCTCCTTCTTTATTACTAGCTTTTGTTACTGAATACGGTTTGACTTCACCCATATAAACAAATACTACAAGTAAATGGTAGTCATCTATGAATTTTCCATTTTCATCCTTTTCAGAAGACTTAGTATCATCAAATACAAAATAGGGTGTTCCCATTTCATCATATCTATAATTTGAATAAATATTTTCCCCATCATCTCCTCGAGAAGAAATACAAAATGAGTATCCATTACCATATTTAATACAAGCTTTATGATCTCTACCAACGTACACTCTTAACCCATGTTGATTATAAACTAAATCAGCATTTTCCGGTTCACCATCATTAATTTTACCTGCTTTAACCCGTTTTGGTTGATTATCATTAACTACAGTTTCTAATTCTTTCCAACTATATTTAGTAATATCTTTATTAGATATTTTAGGGCTACTTTTAATTTGATCAAAACGATTGATATATGCTTTGATAACGTCTGTTTCCAAACTGGGTTCTTCTTGCTTAAATTTGTCTACTAGTGTATTAATTACTTTATTAGAGTATTCGTTAAGATCTAATACTTCTTTCCACCAACCAACAGTAAAATTATTATTCATGTTTAAATATAATATATAAATAAAAATAGGCGGTTTGAACAAGTCAAACCACCTATAAATATTTAAGAATATAATTAGAAGTTAATCTTAACGCTTACATTAGAATTACGTCCCCATCCTTTAAATCCGCTACCTAATGTACCAACGGCATTACCACCAGCATCATTAGCTTCAGCCCAATAATTAGTATTTAATAAATTATAAACCTGCGCTTGAGCATAAGAATCTAATTTACCAATTTTAAATTTGTAACCAATTCTAGCATCAGCCACACCAAAATTATCTAATTTATATGGTTGTGATGTTATACTTGCTGTTGTTCTTGAAGATGGATCATAGTAACTATAATACTTAGCATTATAAGTATAAGTTGCTGAAGCGTCTAAACTTTTAGTTAATTGGTATCTAACATATCCACCAACTTGGGTTTGTGGTTGGTCACCAACATATAAACCATCAGAATAAATTGCTACTTTCTTATCAACGTTTAATATTTCATCACGCAGTGTTGCAGAAGCATTACCTTTCCATTTCCAATCACCAAAAGATCCGAATGCATTAATGTCTAATTTTTTAGTTAATTTAACTTGAGCTTCAAGTTCAATACCTTTATGTAATGCATCTTGACCTACAATTAACGCTCTATATTGTGTTCCATCAGGATTAGTTAATAATGGTGAAGTTAAAGAACGGTTTTTAAAGTTAGTATAATAAGCATTTGCTTTAAATCTAAAACCTTTGGAACGGTATCCATATCCAACTTCAACGGCAGTTGCTTTTTCGTTAGTAATTGATTTATTTACAGCATTACCACTATTAGGATTTGATGTTGTAGTTGTTCCATTATATATAAATCCAAAATACGGAGCTCTACTATATTGTCCACCATTTACAAATACATTGTGTTTATCAGTTAAATTATAGTTAAATCCACCTTTATAATTGTAACCAGTAATTGATACTCTTTCAGCATTGTATTCAGTATAAGTAGCATTGTATCTATCAACTCTACCATATTTTGTTTCAGATATTGCACCTTGAGCAAACGCTGATAGTTTGTTTTTTGAGTATTCTAATTGACCAAAAGAACCATAATAATCAACTAGACCATCATTATCATAAGCGATACGATTATTTACTGGTGTAACTGATGTAATATCCCAATAAGAACTTGAATTAGGATCTACTGTTGCTTTTGTTGTAAAAGCATCTTTATAAAAAGAACCACCTAATAAATTTCTCATTTCTCTGAAGTGAGTTCCTTTATAAGTTCTAGCATCAATACCAAATGTTAAATTTAATGTATTACTTAATTGGTGATTTAATGTTGATAATACACCATACCAAGTGTGATTATTGATTGAATTTCTAATACCATATTTAGATCCTGTTGAAGAATTCATATTTGTAACCAATTGGGGATCAAATAATAATCTTCCTTCACCGTCTCTAACGATTGTGTTTGCATATGAACCAATAGCACCACTACCACCCCCATGTCCAAAAGAAGCGTACAACGAAGTTGTAATGTTTGTTTTGGTATTAACAGTCCAATAATGGTTTAACTGGAATATTGGTTTGTGGAAATAGTTAATATTGATATTATTTTGGGCTCCATAAGCCATATATAAATCTTTATTGTATTTCAAGCCATATTTATCATATTCCGCTGCTGTTAATCTTGAACTACGTTGTCCATGTTCTTGTGGAGCACCTAAAGCAATAAATTGAATTTTATGGTGAGTTCCTAAATCTTTAGCATATGATAAAAAGTATGAATATGCTTTAGCCCATGTACCATTTATATAACCTTGTCCTTGAGTGGTACTACCTACAAAAGATAATGCACCATACTTAGTATTTCCAGTAGATAACGACAATACAGTTTTAGATTGTCCAAAATCAGTTAAAGATTGTTGAATAGAACCACCTTTCTCAGCATCAGTAGTTTTAGTAATAATATTCATTGTACCACCAACTGATTGAATAGCTAATTTAGAAGCACCTAAACCTCTTTGTACTTGCATTTGTTTTAAGGCATCACCAATACCAGCCCAGTTAGAAAAATAAACCCAACCATTTTCCATATCATTAACCGGTATACCGTTAATTAATACTGCTACGTTTTTCTGATCAAATCCTCTAATGTTAATACGAGAATCACCTAACCCACCTCCTGACTTAGTAATAAATGCTGATGGGGTAACTTTCAGTAATTCAGGTAATTCTTGAGAACCTAAATTCTCTTGTGCAAATTTTGTATTTACTGATGATATAGCAGCTGGTGTTTTTCTGTCTATACCATAAGAAGACATTACTGCTACTTCTTTAAGACCAATTGACGTTGATGGTAATTCAACTGTCATTCCGTTTTTAGCAACAACATCAACATTCTTGTATCCAACAAAAGATACTTTTAATCTGTCTCCGTTTTTTACTGTTTTAAACTCAAAGGTACCATCTAATCCAGATGTTACACTTCCTTTTTCTGTACTAACTGTTGCTCCTGCTAGTACTTCTTTTGTGTTTTGATCCACCACTTTACCTTTAATTTGGGCGAATGTCGTCATTCCCAAAAACAAGGCGGCAATTAAAATTGCTGTTTTTTTCATGTGTTTAGTTTTAATTAAAAAATAAAAAGTTTTTATTAAGAAAGTTTAATAGATGTTGGTAATAATTCAGTAACAGGTTCATGTTCTGGATTTTCTAATTTATATATTTCGTATATGTTTGTAAACATACTAAAGTTTTTTTCAATTTCCCCTATTACTTTTAATTCCCAACCTTTACCTTGTATCTTACCTTTTTTACCCTCACCACGGGTAGCCGCTTTTAACCATAATATTCCGGTTTCTTCAACGTGTTGATCGTGTGTTTCATTCCACGCTTTAGCATATGATGCTAATTGTAAATCATATGATGTGTGTAATGAATTTGATGTTTTAATATCTATCAACCATATCTTCTCATTTAATCTTACAACTAAATCAGCCGTACCTGCATATTGGTATTCGTCTGAAAATAAATGGTATTCAGCTGCTATTAATTCTGGTTTGTGTGTATTCCAAAATTCAGCAAACTTTAAAATCATTTTCCAAACATCTAAATTATACTTTACATTTCCATATTCATCAATCCAATTTATTTCTTCTCCATTTATAAATGCTTCAATAGCATTGTGTACTTGTGTGCCTTCAGCGGCCGCTTTAGAAGCAATTATTTCAGCATTGTGTCCTACATCTTTTAACCAATTATGGAAAAAATTATTTTTAGGGAAATAATTTAATATAGTACTAACAGATGGATAAAATTTATCGTTACGTTTGTAAAAACGTTGATCTAATACATTAATTTGTTTAGTATCACTACTATATTCAACAATCCGCTTTATTTTGGGATCTTTAATAATGTTTGTGTTTTTTTCTATCATAATAATTGTAATTTTTTCTCAAGTAAACTGTGGAAGGTTAGTGGTTGTGTTTGTTCAATTGTATTTAAAAATGCTTCAAATCCTATTTCATTAGCATCTTTACCTTCCATCTCTACCATATATACTTCTTTACCATATGACATTAATTTTTCAGCTTGTTTAAGTGCATCTTTTCTAGCATCTTTATCTAAAGCAATATAAATACGATTAACAGAAGATTCAACTAGTTTTTTCATTAATTTATCATGTAGTACTTTACCAAATAATGGTATAACATTTCGTTTAATAGTTAATGCATCAAATATACCTTCAACAAGTATTATAGGTGCATCCCAATTTATATATAATTCCCAACCAATAGTGTCTTTAGCAGCTACTGGAGGATTTTTATATTTGCGATCTGAGTCTCTGTATGATCTGGCTATAAAGTAGTTTAGTGCTTTATTATTATCGTATGACGGGATAATAACTCTGTTATTGTAGGGTCCATCTTTACAAAAACCAATATTATATTTTATAATATCATCTTGAGTAATACCTCGTTTCTTTAATGATATTAGAGCGTGTTTTGCTTCGATTTGTGTTAATTTATCTAAATTATTAATATTAGATAAAGAAATAAATTCTTTTGGTAATTCTAAAACACCATTTCCAGTAACATACTTTTCATGTTTAGATGGAATTATTAAAATATTTAGTTCAGCTATTTTATCAGCAGGTGCTTTAATTTTTTTAAATAAAGATAATAATGTTTTACCTTTAACACCACATATCCAACAATGCCAAAAATTTTCACGTTTATCTGTTGTTCGTAAATTAATTTCTAATTTATTCTTATGATGTGAACAGAAGGGACATTTAAAGGCGTAATTACCTTTACTTGTAGATTGTCCTTTATCTAATACTGATTCAACTAGAAACAATAAAGCTGCGTTATCCATATAATGAATATATAAACTTATTTGGCCTCTAACAAATCTTTTTTAAAAAAGGTACCTAATATATTATCATTCATGTAACGATCATCCTCTAAAACATTATATTCAAACAAATATTTTGTTTCCCAATATGTTAGTTGTTTGGATGTTTTACATAACTTTATTATATAACGTTCTAATTCATCGTGTGGAAGCTGTTTAACTTCTTCAGATGAACCATAATATGTTTTCCAGTTGCTTTCTGTTATTACTTTTTTCTTGGTTGGTCTACGGCCCCTAGTAACAGGTATAGCTGCTAATTCCTTTTTACCTAGTTTCTTGTTTTGGCTACTAAAAAACTGTTTTTTACCAATATACATTCTATTAGTAGGAGTATGTACTGTTAAATAAACATATCCAAACCATTCATTTATGTTGAAGTTAGGGTTGTTTATTATAGTGTCTATGTTCGTAACTGATTCTAAATTCATAACTTGTTTTTATTTTTATAATATATAGATCTGGTAAGGATGTCTAACCACATATATTGCTTTGTCAAGGGTTGCATTACTGGCCGAATCTATATTTTTAGTTGAGATTAAAGCGTCGTATTTTTTATTTTTTGGGTCTTTTAACCATTCAGCAGCAGTAATATTATTTATAGCTTGGTTTGTTATATATGGATTTTGAATATTTAATTTTACAGCATATTTATATTTCTTTGCTTGCCACCAATTTTTATCCCCTGTAAACCAAATTCCGTTTGGGTTTTCTCTAAATGATTGTATATTTTCTATATTAGAATCATGATAAGCTATATTTTTAATTTTACTGTTAGGGAATATATTATCTTGCTTTATTTCGTTTAATATATTAATTAGTTTAATCATTATACATCATATTTAACTACAAACGTCATATCTGTATCAGGTGACATCATAATTGGTTTACCGAATTTAGCAACTGCTAATAATTCATTTTCATCATTATATAACCCAATAGTAGTAGCATATACATAAAAATCAGATCCAGTAGCGAAATCTTTTAATATTCCATTGCTATAGCTACCTGATATTAATGTTGGATTGTAAGATAAATTATAATCACTTTCCAATACTAAACAACGAACTTCGTTTTCGTATATAGTGTGTTCGTTTTTAAACGATAATGTAAATGAACCTGAGTGGATTATTGCTGGCATGATTATAAATATTTTTAGTAATCTCTAACAGTTATTGTTAAAGATGTTTTACCGGTTAAGTCAACAGATAAATTCATTGTAAAGCTTGTACCTTGAGGTGTAGTGTAACTGGTTGACGTTGTAGATCCACCTGGTGATGTTGTAGCATCGAAATTATATGTTAATGATGAATTAGCATTATTCATTGCTATAGCTATGTTTGTTGATCCACTTTGTAATGGAATTGAGAAGCTGTACATACTACTTGGTGCTACGGATATTGTTCCACTACTGTTAGTACCTACTACTATTTCAGTTACATCTCCAGTAGTGCATGAATTTGTTAAATTTATGCTAAGAGAAGACGGCGTTGGTGTAGGCGTCGGTGTCGGTGTTGGTGTCGGTGTCGGCGTCGGCGTTGGTGTTGGTGTTGGTGTTGGTGTAGGCGTCGGCGTCGGTGTTGGCGTTGGTGTAGGCGTAGGCGTTGGCGTCAGTGTCGGCGTTGGTGTTGGCGTTGGTGTAGGCGTAGGCGTCGGTGTCGGAGTCGGCGTAGGCGTTGGCGTTGGCGTTGGCGTCGGTGTCGGAGTCGGCGTCGGTGTTGGCGTTGGTTGAGGGAACACTAATGTACTACCAGCATATATCGCTTGTACATTAGATGATCCTACTTTCAGTTGACCTGTTGTTCCTAATAAAAATGAACCTACTTCTAAACTACCCATATTTTATATTATAACGTAAAGAATATTTGATGATGGAGAACCTATAGCAGCATATTCAGCAGCTGTAAGTGTAATAATATCAGTTATTTTAGCTGTACCAGTATATGTATCATTTTTATTTGTTATATAACCATCTGGATTAGTACTATTATATGGTGTATATCCTAAACCAGTTGTAATTTGTCCAGACGTAAGGCTAAGTGAACCACCTAAAGTTAGATTACCTGTAGTAGTAACTGTTCCTGTTAAGGTTAAACCAGAAACAGTACCAGTACCACTAACTGAAGTTACAGTTCCCGTAGTTCCTGGATACTGAGGAATATTTAAAGTGTTTCCAACTAATGTAGCAGCACCACTTGTACCTGTTGTGGTTAAAGTGATGGCATTTTGTTTATTATTAAAGGTAGTCCAATCTGCTGCACTTAATGCTCCTCTGTTTGTAGCATTTGCAGTTGGAACGTTTAATGTAATAACTGGGTTTGTAGTACTATTTGCTACAGTTGAGGTAAGATCTGTTCCTGACGTTCCTATTGTTAATGCTGCAACACTAGCTACTGTACCAAATGCTGTGTTATCATACGTTATATTAGTGCCATTTGCTTTAACAAAACCAGTACCATTTAAAGCTGTTAATGGAACACCATTTAAATATCCCGATCCTACTAAATACGTACTACCAGATAAAACTTGTGTATCTGTAAGTTTATTACCAAATATATTAGAGCCACTAGAATATACTACTGAAGAAGTAATAGTTTGAACAACTAATTTTTGTGCTGTAATCGTACCTGTTACGGTTTGATCACCGTTAACAGTTATTGTCGTTCCTGACTGTTGCATAATGCTATTTCCTATAGCATTACTAGCTGTAAAAACAGGTATTGTACCTAAAGTACCGCTAACAGATGATGATATTGTTTGGTTTAGATATGTAAAGTTACCATCTAACTCAGTGTATGTTAAGGCGCTTCCTTTTGTTAATCTTAGTATTAAGCTCATTATTGTGTTATTTTATATAAATATTATGGGCAACTACCATAGTTTTGAATTACTCCTGATGTATCTATTTGGATTTTCCATTTAGTACCATCTTTTTCTAATAAGAACCAGGCTGTTGGACTATTATCTCCTATAAATGTTATTGTATTATATGTTGTATATAAAGTTAAACCAGGCATTGGTACATTATTTCCTGGGTCTGCATAAACTGATACACTTGTAGTTCCACTACATACTCCTGGATCTCCATAAGCTCCCGAGGATATACTATACAGAACAGGTCCTGTCGGCGTAGGTGTTGGTGTCGGCGTTGGAGTCGGCGTAGGTGTTGGTGTTGGCGTTGGCGTTGGCGTCGGCGTTGGCGTTGGCGTTGGCGTAGGTGTTGGTGTCGGCGTTGGCGTTGGCGTTGGCGTTGGCGTCGGCGTTGGCGTCGGTGTCGGCGTTAATGTCGGTGTAGGCGTTGGCGTCGGTGTCGGCGTTGGTGTCGGCGTAGGTGTTGGCGTTGGCGTCGGCGTTGGCGGTGGAGGTTCATTAATTATAGCAACAATTTTAGTTTTGTTACTTCTTAAATGAACAGGACAAGAACCAGCAATATCTGCTCCTATAGTATAATGTATAGTATAAGTACCCGGTGTAGTAGCTGTTAATAAAACAGTACCTAAACTTCCAGTAACCCAATTACTTAATTCTGATGTGCTACCAGATAGTACAATCGACGATGTATTTAATGTTCCACTTCTAGCTATATCATTAAATGATGCTGATATTGTTTTTGGTGAATCTGTTATTTCAAATGTTCCATAATCACATTTAGCTAACGGTGGAAGAGGAAATATCATTTGGTAATCTTGGTTTGTTATTACTGCTAAACCATGAGCATAAAATATATTCCCAACAAAAGGATAATCTTTAAATACATACCAGTTTGTAAATTCCGGTGTGTAATATCCCAATCTATTATAATACACATCCTCAGATACATCATATAAATTACCATACCCATCATCTATTATAAGATAAGCAGATGATGATAAAGTAAAGTTATTTGGTAATATTTTATTACCATATATATTTTGATTAATAGCTAATACTCTAATCCCATCATTAACTCCAGTTGGAAAATTGTTAACGAAATTAATATTGTCATTGTATATGAAATACGATGATGTTGGTCTCTGTTGAGATGCAGATTCATAATAAATTGAATTGGCTAAAGACGACGTATCTAATGAGGCCGTATACGTCTGATAAAACATTTGGTTTATTGATGAATAAACTAATCTTTCATATTGTCCTTCAGTTACAGGATCATCACATAATGAAAATGATCCTGTAACGTTAGTACCTTTATATATTGTTAAATAGTCGGAAGATGTTGGGTATGGACAGTAAAATAAATCCCACTGTTTATTAGCGTAGTAAGGTACTACCGTAACATCCGATTTACTTAACTTTTTGTATGAAGACATGCATTAATAGTCTAATTTGATTCTAATTAAGGCTTCTTTAGTAAAGTCTTTAGTTAATGGTTTACTTAATTTAGCAACAGCTAATAGTTCATTATTATCGTTGTACATACCAACAGTAGTAATAAACGTTTGAGGGTTATTTATTAATGTTGTATATAATAAATTACCATTACTATCTATAATAGATGGATTAGTAGTATAATTAAATTCACTATTTTTAACACGAGTAAAGAAATAACGGGAAGATACAGTCTCAGATGACTGTAAAGTCATATTATTACCTGATACAATTGATGAGTATAGTTTCAAATGGTTATTCTGAACTGATGATGTAGCTGCTGTTAATGGAGCAAAGTAGCTAGTTAAACTAACAGTTGACGATGCACTGGCATTTAATACTACTATATTCAAATCAGGAAACATCATTCCATAATATGAAGATGAAGCGGCTGCTGTATACGCGTTACCATTACTTCCACTAATAATATAGTATACTTTATTTTCTCCTATAAAACGAGTTAAACTAGTAGTACCACTATCATCAGTTAATTTAATAGTATTACTACCACTAACTAAAGTTAAATTAAATGATCCTGGTAGTAATGATTCTTTATAGCGATTACGAGCATAGTTAATTACAAATATATCATTGGCTGTTGTAGATCCGTTATCAAAACTAAAGTTTTGAGTTTCAGTTCCAAAAACTAAGTTTCTATATTCTCCATAAACAACACGAGATGGAGTGTATCCACCTGCTATTACACTAGAATTTATTATTTTAGAACCAGATCCATTTAAATTTCCATACTGTACACTAAATTGAACAGCAGATGAAGATAAGGCAGGATTACCATTATAAACATCTAAATAATATTCAGTGTATGTACTAGAAGTAGCAAACGTTGATAACGTATTACTATCTCCGCTAAACAAACCGCGTATTACGGTTTCTGAGCTTATTACTGAATCTTCTGGGTTATATCTTACAAATGACATATGTTAAATTATATAGTTGATACTTTTTGAATATTAAGTGGAATTGTGATTCTTGCACCACTATCTCTACCAATTACAGTAATTGTAGTTGCTAATGATGTTAATGTAGAACCAAATAATGTATTAATTGTTGTACCTGTAATAGTGAACGAAGTACCTACTTGTGTTACAGATAGTACTGTACCTGTTGTAGTATTTAAATTACCCACAGGGGTAGTTGTAGTAATACCAGTACCAGTAAATGTGGATACTAAACGAGAATCAGCAATAGTAGCTGTGTATCCATTTGCTTCAAATGTACTAGTAGCTCCTAAATAGTTAAGTGTTTGTGGAGTAATAGTTAATGAAGCACCCTGACGTAGTGTAATGCTGTTGTAACCTAAGTTAATAACAGGTAATTTTGAAGTTCCACGAGATAAAGTTACTAATTTATATCTCATTATTTGAGATTCATTAGGGAAAGCCTCTAATATAGGAGTGTTTTCAATAGCTTCTCCATAAAATGCAGACCCAGAAGGATGATTAGGATTATATAAGGTATAATCTATTTCATCATCAGCTAATGAGAATTGAGTAATCTGAAAAGAACCATCATTACGAGCTAATAACTCGCGGCCTTTTGTGGTTAGTATTGCATCTACTGTTATTGTTGTAGGATTTAAAATTGCCATAGTTTTTTATTGTATATACTATAAATATGTTAAAATTTCAAATGTTATGAAAAAGTTCCACCATTAATATCATTAATTATTGGTTGTTCATTAATTAATTTTTGTTTTACTTCTTTAGTAATTGTATCTATGTTAGATAAAACGTCAGTTGCTAAATCGTTAGGAATTATAAAACCATACGATGTTTTACCACTACGTTTTTTAAATGTTAAATAAGCACTTGTTTCATCTGGTGTTTTAGATAAAATTAAAAATGATTTATAATTACCGCTTCCTACTGTTAAATCACTTCTTAAAAGAGTAGATAATGGGTTTTCTAATCTTATTTTTAATGGTTGGTTTCCTCCACCTATTACTTCCATTATTCTAGATTCTACATATGTGTTATCAGATAGATATACTACTAATACATCGTAAGGTTTTATAGTAAATGTATAATCTACATCACCATATGTTGAATATAAACTATTTGTAGTACCTTTAAGTGGATTAGGAACAAAAGTATAATCACTTTCATGAAATCCGGATATACCATTACTAAATACTATTACATTATCGTTATTTGGATCTGTTGAATAAGCTGCCATTGATGCCGAGTTAAAGTAAGGACAATTAGTAGAAGCATATCCTGTGGATAACGATAATGAACTTATATATAAATTCCCAACATTGTTGAAAGAAGCTGTAAAATTAGCGGTAGTAGTGCTAGTATTTTTAAATCTAATATCTATTGTATCATTCTTTTCAACATTAATTGTACTACTATTTACACTAAAATCTATAGTTTGTGTACCAGCAGGTGTACCAAAATCATCTATTCTGTACATCGTTGCATCAAAACTATATATGTTGTCAAATTGTACCGTATCTGGGTAACAAGGTGATGTTATTTTGTTTATTATATAACCACCATTGTACAGACTGTACCATTCCCCTCCCACATTTGTAAAAGTACACGTTGGTGGGTAAACATCACTAGCATAAAAATCACTACCCCATTTATAAAAAGTAGTACCTACTGGGTATGTAGTTACTCCTATAGTTACAGGTTTATTGCTAACAACAGGTTGCGGATTAAGAGCAATAGAATATCCATATAAAGTAGTTCTACTATCAGTAGAAGTAGCAGCATTAGATACAGTTATTGTTCTAGAATCCTCTATTAATGGAGTACCAGAACCATTCTTATATACACCTAAAGACCATACTGATGTTCCTCCATCAGGCATACTGATGTTAAGAGATAACGATCCGCTAACTTTATGATTACCACTTTCTTGTACTGAATAAGTAGGGTATTGGTTTATTGATCCTGCTTTTAAATACCCTTCTCCTAAAGTTACAACATCAAATATGTTTTTTACTTCATTTGAAGATAATGGGTAGTTGTTAGTAGCGTAACCATTAATAGTTCGTGAAGCAGTACCTTCAGTTTTAGCTAACGCTAAATAACTATTAGATGAACCATCATATTGAAAATATATTTGAGGATCAATACTGCATGTGGAAAAATATAAAATAGGAGAATATGAATATCCACTATCAAAAATAACTTTAGTACCATCTGTTGTCTTTTGGTTACTAAACTTTTGATTATCAAATTGAGATATATCTAATGTTTCACCTTGCACAAATGTATTTTGAATTTCTTGCCAATGTTTGTTACGTAAGTTTAATTCTGTTAAACCACCAAATTCATCTACAAGATATAATAATCTAACATTATTACGACCAGGTAAATAAACTGATGCATTTATATCAGTAAATAATCCTATTTTACGTGAATTACGATCTATTACAGCTGTTTTACCAAAAGATATATCCCCAGCTGTATATGTATTATATTTGGCACTAGATATTTTTACCCCATCATATCTAGATGATTGATGTGATTTTAAATATTCATATGAATCTTGTAATTCAGCTGATGAAAGTATACTTTGGGTAGTTCCAAAAATATATTCTATGTCTTGTCTATTTATTGATAATCGGCTTTCAGATACATTATTAAATAATACATCATAATCACTATGATCAAAATTATATATATCATTAGCTGTTAAACTAGATGTTGGGTGTAGATATGGATTAAAATTGCCACTAGCAAAATAACTATTAACATTAATATAACTACCAGTTAAATCACCATCATAGTATGCTACTTTACTACCTGTTATATTCTCATACAAATCAGTGTATTCAGTATTGATAGTAGGTCCATTAATTGTTCCTTCTTCTATATCTACCTCTGTTGAAGGTGACGGATTAGCATAAACGAATTTATTTCTTTCGAGTATAGGTGAACTAATAGTAATACCTGTTGATAAACTTGTTCTAGCAGGTACAAAATCCTTTAACATTTTAAACAATGAATTATCAAAAAACTGTATTAATCTAATAAAATCATTGTAATTAGTTGCTCCTATAGCACCAATACCTTCAGAACCAGTAAATGGAACTAAAGATGCTGATAGAGGGGATAAATAAATAGCTCGTGTTGTATCTAGTGTTTGGTATGAGTTACTATATTGGTATCTAGGATCGCCGATATAATCATCTATACTCCAAGTAGGATTAATAGCTGTTATTGATGCTGATGCATAGATATCAATTTTATCTTGTGGTGAGAATGATATATCTACATAATGTAAATCATCTGTTCTAAATGATGTAGATGATGTAGGCTGTTGTTGTAAACTAATAAATGGGGATAGTACACTTCCTGTTATGGTGTTTGATACTATTCTTACTTTGTCATTATTAAATTCATCTAATGTATTAGATTTTAAATCACCACCATATTCTTTTACAAATAATGTACTACCAGTAATACCAAAAGTAGATATTAATGTTTGTAAACCATATGTTGTACCTTTTGTTTTTAATAGTAAAGGTAAATTATGATAAATACGTTTATACGATTCAGCAAGTAAATCTTTACGTGGTATTGCATTTAAATAACTACCAGTAATAGTAAAATTATTATCAAAATTTGCACTACCACTATTACCAACTAAAAAATCAATATTATTTGAGTCTCCGTATTGGTTGTATAATTTTATTCCAAGTGATTCTAACACATAGTATACTAAATCCTTAGAAACGCCTTTTTCTAGGTTGTTATTGGTTAGATTTATATCCGTTACAGACTGTAGAAATATCCAAATATTATCAAAATAATGTCCTATCATCTTAAGGAAAGTAAGATACTGTTCATTATTACCATCATCTTTAATAAAAGCTGGTACTGAAAATATTAGGTTATTTTGATTATTATCGTCATAATATGCTGCGCTTGACGTCATATTATTATACCAAACCTGTGCAGATGCTGTAGACGCTAGAATATAAGGTAAATTAGAATTAGTTTTAGGCCAAGTATATGAACTTGATTCATAATACATATAATATTCATATCCGTCAAAATTAGATATAATACTATTAATACTAGCTGTTGCTAAGTTTAAATCATTTATTAAATTAGGAGCACTAGCTGTTAATGGAGTATAAATAGAAATATTGGTATTGTAATCTTCTATTTGTTTTACCTTATCATAAAAATTAATTAATCTTTGTTCAGCTGAACTGAAAAACACAAAGTTATTAAAATCAGTATAATCAACATTTATATCAATACTTTGGGAAGTCATTAAGCTTAATAATTGCTGATATGACGAAGTAGATATAGTTTGTATACTATCTATTAAAGTATCATATGTTTGATAAGGAGTAGCAACATTATTTTGACCTGGTATTTCTACTGTGAAATTAGGTCCTTTTAGTTGAGGTAGAGGAGCTGGTATTATTAACTTATCTAAGTTTATATCAAAAACATAAGGATTTACCTTTTCATCTACAACCCATAACGTTGTTTTTTCTTGTATATTGTCTGGTAAAGGTTGATATAATTTGAATAATATCTCATATCCAGATTCTATTTTATTAAGAGCCACATTTACCGCTACTACTTGAGTATTGTTTCCAAAGTTAATAAGGTAATCAGCTATATATGCAGAGCTACTAATCTCATTTATAAGAACCATAGAACCGCTTTCCATCTGTTCATTACTCAAAACAGTAGATCCTACTCTTAATTCAGTTCGATCAGCAGATATTTCTTTTAAAAATAAACCAGCACTAGGGTCTGATATTTTATTATTAAAGAAATTATATTGGGTTTTAAATTCCCCAGACGAATAACCTAAATTTTGTAGATCACTAACAGGATCTATTTCAATTATAGGTAAAGATCCGCTATTAGGGTCTACATAGGATGTAGTAGGTAATTTAAAACTTTTATAATTATAATTTAAATTTAAAAGATTCCCACTAGCATCATATACAAAATATTCAATATAATCATTTTGCTGTCCAAAATCTTCTTTTAGTAGCTGAGGTGATAGCAGATTTAAATCTTCTTCACTATAGCGAGCTACTTGTTGTGTATTTACAACGTTACCTGTTATTTTAATATTATCTGCCATTATATTTTAGTCAAATCGTTTATTGTTTGTTGTGCATCTAATACTTGTTGTCTCAATGATGTTATTTCATCTAATAAAGCTTGAACATCATCTTGACTAATACTAACACCTAAGTAATCAGCTTCTCTTTGTAATATAAACTGATGTGAATTTGAATCTCCTTCTTTAGGAATTTGATAAAATACTTGATCATATAATTCAAAAAAATCATCTACAGTAAAAGTAAGAGGAGCCTCTTCAGATCCCTGATTTATTAACTGATTAAATTGTGTATTTATTACTCTACTGTATGTATCTTTATTAAATACAGTTTTTTGTACTGGTATTTGAGACATTATCTTACAACTTTAAAAATGTAATCTTTATCAGATATTACTACTTCTTTATTTTGTAATACTGTTTTGATAAGTAATTTATAATAACGTTCAGGTTCTAAACCATTCATATAAACATCAAAATAATTACTATTAGCATCACAACTAATTTTAGTATATGATGTATCATAATCTACGACCATCTCTTCAGTATCCAAATCTTTTATAGCCCAATATGAAGAAGAAGGTAATGCTTTAGAATTAGCAAAATTTAATGCTGTTCTAAACACAACAGATGGATATACATCTCTAACGTTTATTCTAAAACGTTGAACTGAGTCTTGTTGGTATTCTCCTTTATTATTATTTAATGTAGCTACGTAGTAACTAGAAGTAACTACAGTTAAAGAACCAGTAGAGTATGATGAATCATCCCATCTAATTTCTAAACATGGTGGGTATATAGTATGAGTATTATTAGAATAATATTTAAGTTCAAACTGAGATGCTGTTGTAAATTCTAAAGATGATGAATGTTTTAATATAAATCCATAATTAGATATATTACCTACATAGCTAGCACTTACTGTATTTGTTACTTTCATTTCAATATCTTTACTAGATATTGAAGTAAACGACTGTGTCGCTTGGTAAGCTGATCCTGTCCACCATATTCCACCTCCTATATTATTGCTATATGAGCCTGTAATACCTGTTGGGAAACTACCTTGAGTCCATCTATTACCCCCTAGTTGATTTGTGTATTCCCAACTTACTCCATTAGTGGTAATAGGTACGTTACCTAATCTTCCAGTACCTTGATTCCAATCAGCCGCTAACGGATGACAAAACAATGTATATTCTAAAGGAATTTGAGAAGCATCCGCTAAAAATATTTTTAAATAAGCATCGAATGCACTACCAGATACTTTATTGCTAATAACATCTGTTATTTGATTTGATGGAAATTTGATTACAGGGCGAGATACTTCGTAAGTGTCGCCAATAGATTTAAAAGTGCTAATCTCTAAAATCTCATCAATCCCTGTATTAAGAGTAGGGTAATAAGAATAAAGAGTAGCACTTTTTTCAGGAAATATTTTATAAATAGCCATAGTTAGTAATTACTACACATAAATATAGTAACTGTTAAACTATCTTATGCTAATAAAGAATAAAATTCTTTGAAATGTTTAATACGATCTGGTAATCCAATTGTACCACCATTAACTCGTTTTGTAACTGATGTTACTACTGCATCGGTAGCACCTTGATCTGCTATTTTATGTAAACCATTTTTATGAAAAAACCAAGCAGCTGATAAAAGTGGATATTTAGTAGCAACTAAATCAGGATTAGACGCTATATCTTCATTTATTGATTTACCAAAAGCTGTGTAGTTATCTTTACCAGTTAATTGAATATAACCACGTCCACGAAACTTATACCCTTCACCAGTTGATTCAGGTCCATTACCCATTCTACCACCATATACTAAATTAGCAATTTTTTCAGGTTTACGCTCATATAAAGCAGCTTTAGTAGCGTCTGGGAAGTATTTTTTAAATATGCTTAGTAAGCCTTTTGCACTATAGTTTAAATTTTCATTTAATATTTTAAACCCACCACTTTCATGACCAGCTTGAGCTAGAAAGTGAGCTAAACGTAATGGGGTATTTAATTCAAACTTTGCAATTGTGTCGGGTAGCTGTGATATAACAGCATCAGGGACATGTCCTTTTAATTTTTCTAAATTCATATTTTATTTTAATTTTAATTTACTACTACTCTACCTTGTATATCTGTGTTAGGAAATCTCACCTCAAATATAGCTGGATCTAATGATGGGTATATGTTGCCATTTTTAGTTGCCCCAGCAATATCATATCCGTATTGTGAATAATTTCCTCCTTGTTTATTTGTTATTTCTAGTTTAACTACAGATTGTACACCTTTAACTTGTAGAAGTTTAGATGTAATATTTGATAATATTATTGGTTGATTAATTGCCCATTTATCAGTATTAAAATGATCTTGTATTACAGATATACACGATGTTAAAACATCTTTATTTGAATATCCACTTAATATAGTTATATCAAAATTAACTCCTATATTAATATAATAAGCATCTTTAATATTAATAGCATCAGTAACCATTCTATATTGGTTTATATAAGTTACTAAATTTTGCTTTAATGTATTAGAAGCTTGAATTAATTGTTTGTTATTATTATACGCTAGTATATATAAATCTAAAGATAAAGAGTTATTAGGTTGAGTATGAGCTACTGTTTGCTGTGGATTTTGATATAAATCTTGTGATATATAAGCCTTAGCTACAGTACCATAATCAGAAGGCATAGATAATGCTCTAACAATATAATCATTTTTATTTACTGCTCTTAATTGAGTTGAATAAGCATATAATGCATTTTGTCTTATTTCTTCAACTGTATCGCCATTTCTACCTCCAGACGAAGGTATTGGATTACTTGATACTACACTAGATAAAACAGATCCAGATAATGGGCCAGGTATATTTTTAAAATATATTCCTGACGTATCTATTGTGTTTAGGTCATTAGCAGGTACATTAGATTCTATTCCCCCTCCTACTAAATATTTTACAGTTAACGAACCAGATGGTACTAAACCATATTCTTGAGTGAATAATGCAGAAGCTTCATTATAATTATTAGTTAATAACGATATACCAGGTACTAATCCAGCTTGGATATTATCAGCTGTTGGTATTATTTGACTGTCTGTTTTATTTGTAGATAAACCAGCACCAAATTCTAACTGTAATGTATTATCAGACAAGATTCTAGATACATAGCGTCTAGGAACTTGTTGTAATTGTAATAAATAAGGTACTTGATCAGTACCATATGAGGGATTTGATACTTTTTGGAATACAGATGATTGAGCTAAATATGGAACTTCATACCAAGAATTACCGTCACTGCTAGTAACATTTAATATTTGTAATATATTAGTATCTACTATATTAGAAGTAGCAAATTTTTGATTAACACCAACGTTTATTGTTGTTTCTTTTATTTCAGCTGATATAGCCGGTACTGATTTCTTAAATAAATAATAGTTACTGTCTATAAAAGATATTTCAGCACTACCAGTATCTGTAAAATCTATTTGTTGAGTAGTTATAAATTTAACACCAGTAGATGTAGATGTTAAAGTAGTATTAACAGGTACTATTAAACCATATGTTGTATAATCAGGAGTTGTTATACCACCATTTGTAATAGAAGGAACTAGTTGATATACATCAACAATGGTATTAGAAGCATAAGATGCTTTAGGACGATAACCCATTACGTAGGCATGAGCGTATAAATTTTCTTTCTCCTTAGCGTATAATAAAAAGTTCTCTTGTATCTGAGAATCAAGGTAAAAAGACATTACATCACCAACATATGAAGCCATTTCAATAAACATGTTACCCGGAGTAGCCTCTGAGAAATCGTTATATGTTGTTGGAAAATATGTTTTAGCGTACTGTTGTAACGCTGTTTTAAAATCCCCAAAACTTTTATTTAAATATGATATATTTTTATCATTAGACATTTTATGTAAATTGTACTGTTACTTGATCGGGTGCTTGTGATATATTTAAAAAATAATCTATGGTTAAATCTATTAGATTATAATCAGGATTAGGTGTTATTGTAATATTAGTAACTGTTATTTCAGGTACAAATATAGATATACTATTAGCTATACTTTCTACTATTAAATTTGAATTATCGTTTGTTATACCTTCAAACAAAAATCTTTTTAAATTACAACCAAATGTAGGATTCATTACTCGTTCGCCTACGTCTGTTAAAAGTAAATTAACTAGATTAGATTTAATTTGTTCTTTAGTAGAATATGTGCTTTTAAATACACCAGATGCATTAAAAGGTAAAGCAACCCCAATAGCAATATTTTTCTGTAAGTCTAACGGATTTACTCGTATCGTTTGAGGTATTGGCATATTATCCTAAATTTCTTAAACCTGATAATTCTTGAGGAGTCATGTTAGCTCCAGCGTCTTCTATAAATGCTGCAAATGGGTTATTAGATGTATGATCCACTGTTAATTGAGGTTGAGGTGTTTCATACCCAAACATAGCTCCCATTTTACTATGTAAAGCAGACTTAACATCAGCTCCTAATGGAACATCATTACTAGTAAAATTAAGTGTACGGTTTTCACGTAATGCTTTTTTTTCTTGTTTAACCATGTGCTCTTCAAGAATGTATGGTAACTCTTCATGAATAGCATCTGTTACAGCTTCTTTGATTAATTTTTTAAATGCTTTAATGTTCATAATTATAAATATTTTATCCTTGTAAATTTCGTTGATCAATAATTAATTTTAACTGATCTACTAGATCATTAGGGTCCAAAGTAAATGAATATTCACTTTTTAATACTTCTACACCATCGCGATCAACAGCAACAGCATATCGGCGTTTATTTCCTTTAACAACAAAGGCTTGATTTTGTTCTTCTTTAATTTTAAATTTAAAACCTTTATACATAGGAAAATCATCAACATTATTATATATAGATGATGTAAGATCAGATAATTGTTGACTATCTAATCCATTTAAGTTAACATCTTTTAATTTTAAAACTAATTCATTTAATTTTAAAACTTCATTTTCCAACGATATAGATGCTATAGCTAACACTACATTTAAAGCAGATATTAATTTGTTTGCTTTTTCAATAGTTTTAATTATTCTAATAATCAAATTAACAGGAATACCAATACCAGGAGGAACAGCTGTTGGTATAGGAATAGCAGATAATACTGTTACAATAGTATTAAATACTACTAAGTATGTGTTTATTTGATTTAATGTTTGTTGTAAATTACTTAATTTACTAATACTATTATTAATTAAAGTAACAGTATTACTTCTTAAATTAGTAGCAATATTAACAGTTTCAGGGTTGTTTGCTTGATCTATATAAGCATTTACCTGATTTACTAGTTCCTCTAATTTTGATCTTTGAGATATAATTGAAGAAAGTCTATTTGATATTTGAAGAGCTATAACAGGTGCTAAAGTTTTAGCAGCATTTAACATTACTTTTTTAGTTAAATCTCTTTTAGCCTTAGTTTTAGCTGCTTTTTGTTGTGCTCGTTTTTGTACCCTTAGTGCTTTTCTTTTCTTTTGGTTTTCCTTTATTTTACTGTAAGGATCAGATAATATATTTTTTAAATCATTTTGTAACTTATTTTTTAAAAGAGCTAATTCACTTAATTTTAATTGAAAAGCCTCATTTTCCTTAGTAACAGATTCATCATATTGCTCTTTAGTTATTTGGTTTTCTTTAAATAACTTATCTAAACGTTTTAACTCAGTACTATGATCAGACCTTACTTTTATTTCAGTTGATACTACTTCTTGAATTTGGTTTTGTAAATCTTGTGTTTTACCTAAAGCTACTGATATTATTTTTTCTTTTGCTTGATCTTTTAATTGATCACCAAAAGTTTTTATAAGGGTAGACGACGATATTGTTTTAAGAATATCGGGAGAAATAACAGAAGATATATTAGATGTATTAGACATTATGCCGTAAAGTTTTGTTGTGATAATATTCCTTCTAAATTATTACTGATTTTTTCTAAATCATTTAACATAGTTTCAGCAGCACTATTAATATCTAAAGCTGGTGCTCCTTCAGGACTACCAACAGTAGTTGAAAGGGTTACGCCTAAATTATATAAACTTTCTAGTAAATCTGATAGTAAAGAGTAAGTTTTATTACCTAGTAACAACGGTTCCGTAGGTAATTTACTATCAACTGTACCTAGAAACACAGCGTTACTATTAACATGAACTCTTTCATCAGCATTTAAATTAATAATATTTTTAGTATTTAATTCAATATTATTTTTAGCAAAAATTAATACATCTTCTTTTTTAGAATTAATTACTATTCTATCACTATTAAGAATAATCTGTGGATTGAAATATTTTGAAGGTAATATAGGATTAGTAATTGGATTTAAAGATCCAGTTTTATCCGTTTGTAAAGGTAACTGTTGGGTAGATGTAAGATATATAGAAGATGCATCTTTATTTATCTGTTCAACATGGTATCGTTCACTTGGACTATAATTAAACCCATTAGTTAATATAGTAATTGGACTATCATCATTGCCTACAGAACTCCATTCATTTAAATTATTAAATAATTTTGTTGTAGAACTAAATCTAATAGCGTTACCTTGTCTACCTTGTAATATATGATCACCCTCAAACGGTAATAAAGTTCTTATATTAGGATTTTCAACAAATGTAAGACCTAAACTAGCATTATCATTAGCAGGTTGAGAATTTTGTTGATTATTATTCCATAAATTTATTATACTTATATAATATTTTTGGGAGGACGTACTTGTTATCTGAGACGCAGCAGACGGTAAGTCTTCTAAATATACTAATTCACCCAATATCGGGTAATATTGATATTGTGGGTTTAATGGTCTAGCTATTTTACAGCTCTCGAAAAAAGTATCATTGTTTTCACCCGCAACGTCTTTTGATTGATCATAATCTAAATAAAATATAGTCCCGATTCCACTAAACCCTCCAGCCTTCTTAAACATAGCTTTAGTAGGAGTATTTTCAGTAGTAACTACTCCGTATACCCTACCAACTTGGATTTTTTTAGATGGAGTATAGTTATTCTTACCTATAGAAGATACAATAGGAGATAAACCAGTTCTTATAATCATTATTTACTTATTTGAATTACAGGTGTCTGTTCTAATAATTTTTTACCTTCGTCTTGTATTACTCTTTGTTCTTCTAACAAAGCATTTATTTCATCCATGTTTATAAGATCATTAGCTATATTAGAACTATTAATACTAGATGCTCTTTGAGCTATAGATGCCATTTTTATCAATTGTTCATTATTTTTTACATTAACATCAATTAAATCTTTTACGGTAGGCATTAATATAGCTGCTGATCCAGCTCCATTAGTAGCTATAGGTCCTAGTTTATCAATAAATTCATTTATTTGTTTATCAGTTTCTTTATTATTTTTATGAATTTGTTTAAATATATCTGATAAAGATGTATTTCCAAACAATGTTACGTTGTCAAAATTAACCATAAATACTATTTATCAATAAATATAAACAATTAAATTTTTATATATCCATTATTATAATATTCATTATATAATTGAGAATATATTGTTTTAAGTTTTTTAATAATTTTAGTTATTTGAGGGGTAGAAACATCAGTAATTTCTCTAATATAGATATACAATGCTTTCTTATTAAATATTTCTAACGATTCACGTTTACGAAACAATTCAACTATAGCATCAGCTGTTTGAGCATCCTGTTTTTTGGGAAATAACCTAAATAAGTGGGTATCTATGTATTTTGTGTATTGATCCATAAACCCTAGTTCATTAAATGCATTTTCTATGTTTCTGTCATTTTCATAGAGCATCATTTGTTCATCATCACTTTCATCTACATTAGCTTTTTCTTGAAGCTTTTTGTAGTTATTTTCATTATAAACAATAAGATATCTTTTAGCTATAGTACCAAAATAAGAAAATGCCTTACCTTTGTTAGGTTTATATAAATGAAGTTTCTCAAGTAAAAAAGTAATTACTTCGTGTTTAAGTTCTTCTATAGTATCGGTATCCGTGTAGTAAAATTTGAACGTATGAATTATGTTTTCCGCTAATTTGTAGAAAGCATATTCTATACGTTCATTATAAATAAAGTTACGTTCAATACTATCATCACAAGCTAAGTATTCGACAATAGCATCTTCAGTATCTTGAGTAAAATAGACACGAGGTTCTTTGGGTTTACGTTTACGTGGTTTACCTCGTTTAGTTAAAGCTAAGGAATCATCAGCAAATATATCGATCCCATAAGTATCGTAATAAGACATAGTTAATTATTATTTTAATCCCAATATATGGAAGAAAAATTAAATAACCAAATTATCCTTTAAAATTATTAAATTCGTTTATTATATTTTGAATTTCAGCCAAATTAGTAAAGAAAGTACCAACTTCATCATCTGCTTGAAATGCTCCTAATACATCAAGTTCTTTTAACTTAGCGTCGGAATTAGCAATTATGATACTAATAGCATCAATATATTGTTTTTGTTGAATTACAGCGTTTTCTAGAGCTTTATTACGTCTAATAAGTAAAAATACTCCTAAAGCAACTAATTCAACAACATGAATTATTAAAAGTGATACCCACATTAGTTAAAATTATTGTATGGAATCATCCGGTTCAAGAGAGATGATTTCACGAGTTTTTTCAATTTGTTCCTTTAACTGTTCAATAGAGTCTAATATTAAATCTTGCTCCATTCCTCTGTTTACTTGAAATTGGATTTTACTAACATTAGCTTCCAATTGTGTTATTTTGTCTAAAACGTTGTTTTTAAATCTCATAATATATGTTTATATATAAATATACATTTCTTTCCATTCCCTACCATTCACCATTCTTCCTACCCTACCATTCAAACCTACTGTAGGCTAAAAATACGAAAAAAATCTTACATTTCCAAATCTTTTTTACCTTCTATATAATTCCTGAAGGATCATTTCCTTTAATTTAGCTTTGGTAAGTTGCTCTTTAATAAAATCAATCTTAGGAGATTGTTTAGATACTATTTTTAAAGCCTCAATTTGTTTAGGGTCTGTTACATTTATTTCAAAATAACCTTCTAATTTATTATCTGTTATTTGTTCTGATCCTAAACCAACTCCAGCCTTCTCCATACGATTTAACAAAGCTGCTTTGTCTTTTAATTTAATTTTATATTGTTTTTCCATATCTATAAATATAATGCTATTTACAATCTTCACACCCCACCCTTGTATCCGTATATACAAACGATTTAAAATCGTATTTTATTTTTTATTACAAAGTATATGATTTTATTAAAGTAACCGTTTAATTAATTTTAAAATTAGTCTTTTGATAATTTATCTGCCCAAACGACAGTAGAATATTTGTAACCTAAATCCTTAATTACATCCTCAGCAGTACGAGAATCAATAGAAAACATTTCTCTATGTGTACTAACACGATATGGAGCGAAATGTTCATGAACTTCTTCTTCTAATAAATCGGAACGATAACAACTAAATGAAAATACTGGGATCCATGGCGTTGGGACTCCCGTGGCTGCGGATATTTGTCTAGCCCTATCATCGGGCGTACTAGTAGTCATACCTATTTTAACCATACCCGGTACGGAACGATTAATTAATACGTAAACGTATTCCGTTGCTCGTACAGCACCGGATGCATCTAGTATGGCATTAGCTAAGTATTGTACTTCCTCCCATCCATCACCTAAAGGGATACGGGTAAAAGCATCTGCTTTTTTATGTTTATCATACGATAAATGTATGTAATATTTTGATTCATCTGGTGTAACATATTTCATATGACCTGAATTTATTGGTGATTTGGTTTAGATTCTACAACACTACCACTAATAGTAGCTGCTTCCCATTGCTCTAATGTCATACCATATTGTGCTGCTTGAGCCTCACGTTGTTTCTTAATACTATGTTCTATATCTTCTTTCGTCAACAATAAACTATCCTGAATATATTTTTTCATAAACATAAATATAGGTATATACTTTGCTATTACCAAAAAGATTTATAAAAGGTAGCTTTGATGATTTATCAAAGTGTTCCAAAAGGGGTTAAATGGAACTTGCGGGTATATTTGTATATACTGTCGGGCCATAAAGATTGTACGTCTGTTGAGAATACGTCACATTTTTTCGGCGACGACACCGCCCCATCGATGGACCGCGGCTGGCGTGGGAGCGCTCTGCTATCATTCCGTTATCGGTCCGCTATCGGCCCGATCCTTCAAAAAAGAAAAAAAGGTAGCCTTTCGGCTACCCTTCATAAACATAAATATACCATCAAAAATTCTACTATTTAAACAAACATAATATTTAATTCATTAATTAAAATAAGAGAACCTTCATTCGAAGGTTCCCTCATTATTTATTTATTTAACCTTCATTAATTAATATTTCAACATTACCTCCACTTTCAATATACTTCCAATTTAAATCATTATAATAACCTTCACTACAATCACTATTATATTTATTTACTAATTCTTTAAATTCTTCTTCACTTATATTTTCTCCTTCATTAAATTTTTCATTAAATTCATTAATTAACATTTCAACATTCATTACATTAATTACTTCTTTTACTAATAAATAATTACTCATAATTTTAATTTTTTAATTTTATTTAATTAATTTAATTTTAATTATTTATTTATTAATATAATATATTAATTTTTATATAAATAATTTATTAATAATAATTTTATAAAATAAATATAATATAAAATTTTGAATACCTTTATTTTTATTTTTTTACCTTAATATGAAATGAGGGCAACCATTATTAGTTACCCTCATTATTTTTATTTTTTTACCTTAATATGAAATGAGGGCAACCATTATTAGTTACCCTCATTATTTTAATTATTAATCATTATAATCCCAAATACTATCATTATAATCCTCACCATATAATATCATATTCCTTAACCCAAATATATCTCCAAATTCATCCCTGAATTCATCTTCAATACTATATTCCCACATATCATTACCCATTCCTAATTCAACCACTAATTCATTTTCATTAAATTCTACTACCTTTTTATATAACAACCCTTCATCCTTCATTAAATCTTCCAACACTATTTCTCTATCTTCACCATCAAACTTCCAAAATTCATCATTAAATTTCAACCATTCACTTTTTTCTTCATCACTTAAACCATAATCATTTACATTAATTCTAATTTCTTCAATTTTTTCATTAAACCATTCACTTAATTTCATAAATTTTAATTTTAATTTTTATTAAATAATTTTATAAAATAAATATAAAATAAAATTTTGAATACCTTAATTAAATAATATTCCCCATTTTATTATTTTTCCATCTAATTCTACTATTCCATCCTCACTACATCCCTCATATTCATTAAAGTTTAAATCTTTATCCTCACTTATAAACATCCCAACTCCATCATCATTAAACTTAATAAAAATACCATCATGATCCAATATTTCTCTACCATTTAAAATTTCCATAACTTTTAATTTTATTTAATAATTAAATATAATTAATAACTATGACTACCTATATAAAATAAGGAACCACTATTTTAAGTGGTTCCCTCATTATTATTCTACCAACTAGGTTCTATAAAACTACATTTAATATCTCCTTCTATTACTTCAAATGTATACTCTAATTCTTTACCATCAACATTTCTTATATATTTAACTTCACCACCTTCATTTAATATATAATCTCTTACATATACAAAATTATCAACATCTTTTTCACTATAATTATCTAAATCCATTTTTTCTTCTCCCTCATATAAAAAATCTAATAAAGTTCCCTCATCATATACATTATCATTACCACAACAAAAATCATAAATCATTTCTTCAAAATAATTAATAACTCTTTCATTTAATACATTCATAATTTTTAATTTTTAATTTTTAATAAATTTTAATAATTAAATATAATTAATAATTTTGAATACCTTAATATGAAATGAGGGCAACCATTATTAGTTACCCTCATCACTAATTAATTATTTAATCAATTTAAACATCTTTGTCAACGCTTCATCCACTATACTCTCATCTACATTATTTATTACCACTTCATAAGCGTCTCTCCAATCAATATCAATACCATTACCTAAAAATAATTTAAACTCATTATTAACATAATCAGTTATTTTACACCACTCTTTAATTTCTTCATCTGAATACATTAATAAATCATAAACCATTTTTAATAATTCCGGTACATCACCATCAAAACAACTACCTAAACCAATTAAATCTTCAAACACTAATTTTAAACTACCATTTTTAAAATCAACATAATTAATCTTAATTAATTTCATAAATTTTAATTTTTAATAATTAATAAATAAATTTTAATAATTAAATATAATTAATAATTTTGAATACCTTTATAATTCCACAAAGTTATCACCATACCCACTATCCTCACCTCTTAAATTAAACACAATAAAACCAAATGATACTACTGTTACAATAAAAAACATAATCATAACTAATTAATTTTATAAAATAAATATACAAATTTATTTTGACTACCCCTGTAGACCTTTATCATACCCACAATGAAACATTGCATGCATACAATATAAAAGATCCATATCTGAATCAATATTAATTCTAAGCGAATAAAATACTTCACCTTCATCAAAAGTAATATCTACTTTACCTACAAGGTACTCAATAAAATACTTAGCTCTATCACTTGAAATTGATAATTCGTATACCATAATTTTAAATTTTAATTAATTAAATATAATAAAAAATTGTGACTACCTTAGTAGTCACAATCATTATTTACTATTCTTCTAATCTATTAGCAAAATCTCTTAAGAAATTCGCTGCTAATATTTTTTCTTCTTTTACTTGTTCAAAACTAATACTGTTCAATTCATTAACGTTAGAAAGTTCAGTTGTACAAAAATTTTCTAGTTTCTCAAGTAATTCGATGTATAATTCATCATATTTATCTGAATTAACATCTAACAGTGATAATTGTCTTAACTTTGTCATATTTTAATTTTTTATTTAATAATTAAATATAAATAATAATTTTGACTACCAAAATGAACCCCGATTTCTCGGGGTTCAAACAATTTAATTTATTCCCATTCCTTCGTACTTTAACAAGGCATTACATAAATACCTAACCAAGCGTTGCATTGATGTAGCACTATTTGTATTCGCTATTATGCTTTGTTTGTCTTTTTCGTTAATTTTCTTTTCATTAACAAAATCTACAATGAAAGCCTTAGCTTCATTCAAATCTGTCATTACAAAAACTTTTTCGCTAATTTGTTCAAGAACGGACTTTATTTTCATAATTTTAATTTTTATAAAATAAATATAATAAATAACTATGACTACCTTAATATGTAAGGAACCTCCATTCGGAGGTCCTTCATTTTTTTAAATTTCATTATTAAAAATCTGTTCCAAAGTGTAATCCCACTTCTTATACTCTAATTCATACATAAACACTTCACCTAATTCATTCCAATCATCAATTAAAATCATTACATCTTCTAACACTACATCTTTATCACTAATAAATTTTAACCAATAATTATTAATTAAATCCTTCCCTAATTCCTGATCCTCAGTACCTAATCCGTACTCTGGATCCATCATCATTCTTTCTAATACATTAATAATTCTTTTTACTACTACTTCTAATTTCATAAATTTTAATTTTTAATAATTAATAAATAATTTTATAAATTAAATATAATATTAAACTATGACTACCTCTGTTTTAATTTATACCCATACGAAAAAATTCTTCAATAAATTCTTCACTAGATATTATTCTATATATTATACCATTTAACATAAAAAACTCTCCCATTTGTAATAATTTTATTTAAATAAATGTACAATTTTATTTTGACTACAAATAAGAACCCTGATTATTCAGGGTCCTTTGTTAATACTTCTGTATAACTATAATTAATAATTTCTATTACAGTTTTTGTTAACTTATTTATGTCTAAATCAACACGATCTAATACTATCTTATTATTGTAATCTATACTAAATTCAGCACTATTATAATCAATAATTGAATCATTATCAATTACATTTTCTAAACCATGAAAAACTGAGTCACACAAGTCATCTATAAAACTTTTCTGTACAGTTGTTGTATCCGTTTCTAACGAATTAATCATTTTAATTACAGTGTCTACTGATATACAATTACCGAATTCAGTTTGAAAATTACCTAATTTTTCAATCATTTGTTGTTTGTTCATAACTTTTAATTTTAATTTTTTATTTAATAATTAAATGTACAAAATTGTTTTGACTACCTTTGTTAAATTTAAAACCCAATATATTCAATAGCTTCTACACCAATTGACTTTCCGTCTTTAGTAATTTCATAGTTAGGATCCATACCTGACATTACTATGTCATCTACTAATTCTTCAATAGTTTCAAACGATTTTTTGTAATACGAACATTTTAAACTAAACATAATTTTAAATTTTATAACGTAAATGTAAATAATTATTTTGACACCCTACATAAAAGCAAAAGAGCCGGGTAGAAACCCAGCTCGATTGCCATTAAAAATTAAAAGTATGAACCGTCTTTAAGCTTCACCTACAATATTACTTATATTGTTTGTGGCAGCTGATAAATCATTGTTGTCTGGGTTGACTACCTCAAGTGCTATTTTAAATGCTAGCTGTAGGTCATCATTACCATCTAATACGTTTGCCAATAGGTTAATTATTTCACCTAATTGACCATCAATATCTGTTGATATTTTGTTGTCTTCTGTTACTTCTACTAAAAATTTTACTTTTTGGTTCATATTTTTATTTTATTTGATAATTAAATGTACGAATTTTACTTTGCCTACTCTAATTTTCCTTATTGATTTACACCCATTCCTTCGTATTTTAACAAGGCATTACACAAGTATGTCTGTAATCGTTGCAACGACTTAGCACTACGTGTATTTTCTATAATACTTTGTTTGTCTTTTTCGTTAATTTTCTTTTCATTAACAAAATCTACAATGAATTGCTGTGCTTCATTTTTCATAACTTTTGAATTTGAATTAATAATTCGGAGACCTCATCTTCATTTAGATATCCTCTAACATCACCCATGGCAACGGGATTGTCATAGTGAATTTCATCATCAAACAACACCGCCAATTCATACAAACCTTCTTTACCTCCGTATGAATAATCGTGTTTGACTATCGACGCACCGAACCCATTTTCAAAATAGATTCGTGTTTTGACACCATTATAAAATGTGTCCGACATTGATTCAAACTGTAAATCCTTAAACGTTTTCATTTTTATTTGTATTTAACGTAAATATACAAAATGATTTTGACTACCATAATAATATAAATTTGGATTGGGCAAAATTATTTTTTAACTTTATGGTGCAAGTTTGCGGGCGGGTCGTCTTAAGCGACCTGGAGAGATCAGAAGTAGGCTACTTAAGATTTTCTTACGTCCAATAAAAAAAAGAAAAAGGCCATACGCCTTCGCGTACAGCCTTCATTCGCAATGTTTCATTATTTTATTTGTACATCTCCTCATATAATTCGTCAATAACGTAGTATGGTATTTTCTGACATCCAACTGTAACAATTTTATTAACCTTGTCGATTTGTGCATTGTAGTCATTAGTCAACTTAATTTCTTTCGACTGATTTTCCCAGTTGTCACAATACTCCATAAATTCATCTATTGATATCCATGTCTTAAGTGGATCTTTTAATGAACTATATGTACCACATATTTCATTAACTGAAAATGTAAGGTTTGGATAATATCCATCTCCTTCTCTAGTGTCGTGTATTGTACTAGCATACACAGGTACACCCTTCTTTAGTGCATATTCCACTAAAAATTTCTTTACACTTAAATCACGACATATTACAGATACATTGGGTGAAAATGTTTTTTTCATATTTTTTAATTTTATAACATAAATGTAATAAAAAACTCTGCCTACCTTAATTATTTTTTGTTGCTATGTTGTGTAAGGATATGCGTATATATCCTTCATTAGTAGAGGAATTGGGGAACTGAGGAATGATTGAGGAATCTACAAACGCCACTCCATCCTACACATTCCCTTCGTTCCACATACTATACACCGCTTTATACAAAACTCCGTTGCACAAAACTCCTATTTGTCATATATCAGTCTATATTTCCACCCTTTAATACACCTATTGCTATACAAAACTCTCGCATTATTTGCGCATTCTACCGCGTAAATTTCGCATTTCGTTTATTAATTTTACCCGACGACGATACTCTATCACGTACTCTATCACGCATTATTTGCTATTTACTTTGTATTTTTATTTGTGTGATATAAATGTATGATATTTGTTTTGCTTTCCACTGAGTATTTTTATATTCGTTTATTCATTTTTCTCTCTCCCACACGTCGCCTATATTTCACCCTTGTTTTTCTCCCCCCTATATATCATCATCTTCAACTAAATCATATCTTTTCTCCCATTCATCCATAAACATTTCTCTAACTTCTTCATCAGATAATGCAGGAAACACTACATTGGATTTGGGCAATGGTTTACGCAGTGTTACATAAGCATAACCACTTCTTTCATCATAATCTACTACTTCCCATTCACTAGTATGAATTAAGTTATTTACTTCGTCAACACTCAAATGTTGTCGTTCTTTACTTTGTTCATATGATTCTTCTAATGATACATTGTTATTCATAACTAATTTATTTGTGTAATGTAAATATAATAATTAACTATGACTACCTATATGTCATAGTTGTCTGTTTTGTTATTGTTTCTAAGTACTCAAAATGATCAGCAATTTGCTGTGCTTTTAAATCAATTTCCATACCTTGACAAAATCTACTTACTAGTACTTCACAGTTAAACCAACACACTGTGTTTCCTTTATCATCTTCAACAAAATCATTATTATATACTTTAATTACGTCATTTTTCATAATTAACAATACATTGTCTACAAGTAGATTCTTAGTACATTTTAATTCTAATTTCATAACTTATTAATTTTATAATGTAAATATACAAAACGATTTTGACTACATCTATATTACATTTGTTGTTTTATGTATTTCACCCATTCCATTATATCATCTATTGATTCTTCATTAATTAGAGATTTATCATAACCATCAGCTATTTCATTCGGGTTATTCACTAACCATACTAAATGTTCTTTAATATCCATTATACTCCAATCATCAGATATACCTAATAATTGAGATGCTGTATCTTTAAATACTTTGTTATTCATAACTTATTAATTTTATAATGTAAATGTATAAATTTGTTTTGACTACCTTGATTAATCTGTTACTAATTCCAAATCAACTTCACTATATGAATTATCATGTCCGTTGTCCCATTGAACATATATACCCAAATATCCATTCGATACCTTATGAATAGTACCTACTCCATTCGTTGGATTGCTACTACTATCACTTTCACCATAATACTTTGATGTTTTAGCGATTTTAACGCGGTCATTTGCTTTAAACATAACTTCTATTTATTTGTGTAATTAAATGTAATAATTAATTTTGACAACATTTATTGTTCAAAATACAATACCTCTACACATTCAGCATGTTCAAACATACCTTGATCACTAAATAATGACCATGCTCCATCAGCATCTGATACTTCCACTATTTCTATTACTTCATACACTGTTGTCTTACCAAACAGCGTTATAGCTTCTTGCTTTCGTGTTTCGAAATCTGACATAACTTATTAATTTTATAACATGAATGTACGAAATGATTTTGACTACCTTGGTATATTACTACTTAACACAACTAAACCTCTACGTTTACATTCTTCATATGTAATAACCTCAGTAGTAAATATTCTTTTAACTACTTTAAGTACAACATTAAGACCGATTGATATGTAGTGTCCTAGTTTGTTAGTAAATAACCAACTTAAACTCCACTTAATTAATTTTTTATCTACTACTACGTCTGTAGTTTTAGTAACTGCAATTGTTTTTATCATAACTTATTAATTTTATAATGTAAATGTATAAATTTATTTTGACTACCTTGCAACTTCATCAAAGTAAAACGTTAATGCCCTATTTTTCCCTATTGGAATATTAATATATGTTTCATTGTAACCAATTTCTTCTCCATCAATTTTTACATTAGATTCTATTATTCTTTTAGCCTTAGCTAAACGTTTTGCAACTAAAGAATCATTTACTTCACTTCGTGGTTTAACCATATAGCTCGTTGCTACATAATCACCACCACAACCACATCTACAATGATGGTTTTTTCCTGAATAAACTTGAGAAATGTCTTTAATTGTAACATTTAAAAATTGTTCTTTTGTCATAACTTATTAATTTTATAATGTGAATGTACGAAGTGATTGTGACTACCTTAATCTCCTGAATCTACTCTATAAATTAAAGTAACGGTACATTGACCATCATCTAATACAGTTTCATACTGAGTTACACAGTTCCTTATGGTTCTTGTATGTTTATCAATTGCATATTGCTCTAGTTCTTTAACAGCATTACAAATAGTTTCATTAAACCACCAGTTATTTTCATAACCTAAATCAATTATATGATTGATTCTAGGATCTGTAAACTTTAAACCTGCTTTTTCAACAATGTCTTTAATCATTATTTTTATTTTTATATTTTTCATCTAAATAAACTTCAATTGCAACGCCAACTACTACTGATAGAATGGCCATAATAAAACCTGCTGCGAACATAATTTGTATTTTTATAAATTAAATATAACGATTTATTTTGACAACCTTAATTGCAGTCAGGACAGGATTCGAACCTGTAACCAAGGATTTTATTCCAAGTGAGTCTGACCAATTCCTCCACCTGACTGTGTACAAAACATCCCGCTAATGCGGGATGTGTTTTTAATCTTCCATTACGAAATCAGCAAGCATTTCATTTACTTGTTCCTTAGAAACAATACGTCTTCCACGCTTAATTACTTCACCTGATTCAATACGAGCTTGTCTGTCAGCTAAACGCTTTTGACGCTCTGATTCAGGATTCGCTGGTCTACCTTTACCTGCTGAACCACCCGCTGCTATACGTGCTGCTCTTGCTGCTAAACGTGCTTGACGCGCTGATGTTTCATTTACTGGTCTACCTCTTTTAGCTGTTTCTGTAGCTACTGTTGTTACTGTTGTTTCTTGTGACATAACCTTAATTTTTATTATTTGTTTTTTAATAATTGTGTAATGTAAATGTATAAATTAATTTTGACTACCCTCTATTAGACTTTGTTTATAACAACTAACAAGATCAATAATATCACTACTAGTCATAGTATTATCTAATGTAAGAAAATATCTAGTATGGTTCATGTATGTAGAATTAAATCCACTAAGAAAACCATTAAGACCGTTAATAAAAACGGTATGTTCCTTACCATTTTCTTCATCAATAAAAATCATTAACTCTTTTTCAAATCTATTGAATGTTAAATAACGATTATTACTACCATAACCAGTCATTGTATAACCTTGGTCTTCAGCAACTACTTTAAACATAACTTATTAATTTTTGTGTAATTAAATATAATGATTTGTTTTGACAACATCAATTTACATATTATCCGAAATCCAAACAATTTCAGCAGATGATAATACAATTTTTAATTGATTAGCAACATCAGCTACGTAGTGTGGACTTATGATATCAGCATCTACCTTAGTTAATTGAATATTCCTAATTACTTGTCTCATGTTTTCATTTACTGCCATAACATTTTATTTTTGTTTAAACTAAAGGTAGGTAAGCATTTCTGCCTACCTACATTCTATCCACAATTGGGATATTATCCCACTAAATCCGAAGCGTCCATTACTGCTTTTTCTGTTTCTAAAAACAACCTAACTGCTCTCATTACTTCAAGGTCGATTTCATCACCAACCATTAAACCTTCATCAATGAAATCTGCAAATTGCTTTGCAATCATTAACCTTGCTTCATTTAGATTATTAACTGGTGATTCGGGATGAACTATGTTATAAATAATAGCCATAATTGCAGCTCGTTGTCTTGACTTTTGCATAAAATACTGTGCAAGTCCATCCATTGGATCGTTTGTTTCGTTTGACATAACTTTTTGATTTAGTGGTTTTTTAATAATTTTGTAATGTAAATGTAGTAATTTGTTTTGCCTACCTCGATTTAGGTCTGCCTCTAACGCCACCTGTTCTAGCTCTAACAGCTTCTCTAGCAGCAGTTCGTTGTGATATTATCTCAGCCGATAACGCTGGTCTACCTCTTCTACCACCATTCGTTTTAGGTTGCTTTGGTTCTTTAGGCGTTGTTGATGCTGGTCT